GATGAACTCGACCTTGGTAATACCGAAGGCATGACAGAGGATGAAATCAAACGCCTGACACGTCCAGTAGAGCGCACAAAGCCGGGAACTCAGCCGCGCATTGAAGGGTTGTCGCCTGCTGCTGACGAATCAATCACCGGAGACGCCGAAGAATGGAGCACGAAAGGCCTATTCCCGGAAGCGTGGGACGCTTGGGATGGAGAGCAACTTGTTCCTGTCGGCGCTGACCTGACCGACATTGCGGACGTTGTTTCAGTGGCTCGGGCGGCTCAGATTGCCAGAGCAAGCGGATTAGACATGCTGCAAGAGTGGTATATCAATAACCTGCTTAGCGGGCCATCTACTCAAGTGCGTAATATTACTGGGAACGTAACAAGTTTGGTTGTTTCTAAAACATTGGTTCGCGGCGTCGAAACGCTTTTAAGAGGACAACCCAAGGAAATGGTGTACCTATGGAAAGGGCTAATCCCTGGTATTGCCCGAGGGTGGAAATTAGCAAAAATGGCTTGGTTGCATCAGGCTGATTTTACAAAGTCCGACTTTCTGAATGCTCAAATGGAATTCGATGGCCTTATCAAAGGAGAAGGTTACACACCAGCAATTCCCGGAAAATTTGGCGATGGGGTTCGTGTGTTTGGGCGAATGCTGGCATTTATAGATTCTCTGTTCATGGGAATAATTGGCCAAATGGAGGCGGGTGCGCAGGCATATAGAATTGCCAAATCACAAGGGCTTTCCGGCAATGCTCTTGTAAAGAAAATGCACTCCGAGATCAACACTCCTGGATCAATGGCGTGGCAATTAGCTTTGCAAAAAGCGGAAGAGGCAACATTTAAGCAAAAGCTCAGAAAGATGGACGCCCATAAGAACTATGGTGCAGCCTATTCAAAAGCTGGAGCGGAAGGATTGACTGGGGAAGTAAGGAAACTGCGTGCTAAAATACTGATGGGATCTCCGCCTTCTGGTCCTATTATCGGGTATGCGGCGAGGGCGCTTGAAGAAGGGGCTTTAAGGTTATCGAATTTTGCAAATTCTGTTATTCTTTTGAAGTTTATCGTCCCGTTTATTGGGACTCCCTACAACATTCTTCGGACTGGTATTCGCATGAGCCCGGCAGGGGGGCTTGTGCTTGCCGAAGAATTGCTTTCTGGCGGCTGGATTAAATGGAGGAGGGGTAAAGCGATGACAGAAACGCATCCGCAGATGATCCAGCACGCCGCAGAGCAGATTATCGGCTGGACGGCGGCGCTGCTTCTGGCGGGCGCTGTAGAAGGCGACGATGACGACGAAGACCAATGGTTGCTGATTACTGGGACACGGCAGAAAGGCGCTCAGGCTGATTTGCAGGCGCGCAGCTACCCGGCGACATCCATCCGGATTTTCGGTAAGTGGTTCAATTACGGGTCAATTGAGCCGATAGCCACGACCATTGGCGTGATCGCAGATGCCGTGAGAGCCAAGAAAACCGGCTCGGGCTCGCTAATCTCAAGCCTTCGCGGCCAGATTGACGGCAAGACGTTCCTCAAGGGTCTGGCGGACACTTGGGACAACGTCGAGCGGATGGCGGAAGGGAAGACGGATATTAAAGCCGAGTCGATCAAGTTTGCGTTGACGGCTCTTGTTCCGAACCTGGTTCGGCAGCCTCTCCGCGCATCTGACGATCTGGAACGGGATTGGAAGGCGAAAGAATGGTGGCACGATGCGCTACCTTACGGCGGCGGCGCGGCTCCAAAGATTGACGCGACCACTGGCGAGCCGGTCAAAAAGCCGGGCAATTTTGCAACGCGTCTCCTGTTCCCGTTCCTTGTCGCTCCTCCTGAGCAAATCGCAGCGTCGGACAGAATGCTGATTGAATGGAACCGCCAGAATCCTAATGCGCAATGGGCTCCAGATGAAGCCAGCCGCATTCTGGACGTAAAGCAGCCAGGCGGCGGAAAGGTCCGGGTCGAACTGAACGGCAAGGCTTACGAATACCTCCAAAAGCGGGCGGCGGCGGTGACAAAGCTGCGGCTTCCGTCGTACCGTCCGAATCCTGATGAGCGCACCATCAAGGCGATTAAGGACGCTTACGAAGAAGGACGGACAAAAGCCCGCGAGGAACTGCGGCGCTGGAGTCTCGAAAAGCTTGGTACGGTCAAGTAACTTCCGTATTCCAGATGGTTATCCAACTAGAATAGAGCCCGTAAGAATTCCCCGACGAAAAAGCCTGAAAATAAGAAAAATCGCGCTGCCGTAAGAATTACTTGGCAACATGAGCACGCCTAAACAATGCGACTGGTGTAAAAAAGAAGAACGGAACGCGCCAGCCGCAGAGCCTCCGAGGACTCACATTAACGGAGCGTACGAAGAGGAGTTTCTTTGCAATTCCTGCGCTGAATGGCTGGATTCCGAATGCGGGTGCCGCCCTAAGGTCATGACATCCTATGAGCCCGGGAATCTGAAAAGGTTCCCGGGCTTTCATTTGTGGATCGAGAAATAACATTCAGCGAGTTCCGGGGTGACAAGCTCCCGGTAGTGCCGGAACAAAATCTCCCGGTCATGGCCAGCCTGCATTTCGGTAGCTGCCAAGTCTCCGAAAAGAGCCAAGTGGTAGCTGACAAACGAGTGACGGGCAATGTTCTTTGGAAGCGGGCGACCGTAGCTCCGGGAACTCCGATAAGAATTGAACGGATCAGATTCTGCTGGCGAACAATTCCCCACACGTTGCCGCGTTGATATGGAGGCGACAGGTCTAAGTAACCTGCATCCCTCCAATGCTGAATCACATCAAGAGGGCGAGCCGTTTGAGATAAACGCAGGCGTTCCAGTGGCTTAGGTTCAGCGCTCATGCCGCGGGGTCGGGTTCGGGTTTGTTTGCCCACACAAGTAGAACGTCGGCGTGGCAAGGGCTTCCGAGAGGGCAAAAACACGCCAAGTTCTTCCCGCGCAGTTCGCTGCGAATCAATTCAATGCTCGGCGGTGCGTCGTCGCTTTGATAATTTGTCCCTTCTTCGATCCATCGACGATATGACCTCACGCAGTCTGCCGCGGCTTTCTCTTCGTCGCCGTCGTAGTGCTCGAGCACGTCGGCGACGTGAAATGGATTTCCCCACTTCCCAGGGCGGCACACGCTGACAGTGTTCGGCGGCATTCTCCAGCCTTTCACGCGGCGTCTCTGGATTCGGATTGGTTTAGCGCTCATGTTGCGGGTTCGGGTTCAGGAGGGTTTACAAATCCAATTCGAGGAGGCGCAAGATCGCGAGGATATTTCGTTCCAATCAAGTCTTCGACTCGGCAATGCCACTCCTCCAAGTCAAAGCTGTTGGCGTAAGCCTCCATTGTGTCTTGAGCTACTGCGAGCGCTTTAATAATCGCCTTCTCGCGGCAATCGCAGGCGTGATGGTGAGTTGTGCAGGCGCTCATGTCGCGGGTTCGGGCTCGGGTTTGTTCGCCAACTCACTTCCATGCGACATGAGAGCACGCCCAAAGAATGATCTCCACGGCCTTCCATGCGCCCAAAGGGGCAAGGATGAGCGTGACGACAAAGATATTTTTGAGCGGTTTGAGTTCGATCATTTGATAAGTCGGTTGATGGTTTTGATTGCTTGCTTGGCCCGATTTTCCCGCTCTGCTTTTGGGAGGGCTTTGAACTTGGCCTTGGCGACGCTGAGGTTGATCCGCTTCCGAAGTGCGTCGAGGCCAAAGCCGGAGGCGAACAAATCGGATGGTGATAAATCCGGGATGGAGTCCTCGCGGCCAAGCAGGCATTGGCACCCATCGCAGCGGACGGTTTCAAGTGGGGCGTTTTGTGGTTCAGCGCTCATGTCGTGGATTGTGCTGGTTGGCGGCAGAAATCTCGGGGGCTGTCGATCCAGTCGCCAGATGTCGGTCACTGTCAGCCTTGAGCTTACGGCAGTGCTCCACCAGTTCATCCTGCATCAGCTTCCCTTTCGGGTCGCCAACTGCGGTGCGAATGTCAGCGACAAGCCGTAGCAATGCCATTTCGGTTTCGGGTTTGGGTTTGGGTTTCATGACTGTAATTGAACTTGTTTACTACTCGCCTCTTCCATGCGTTGTCCAAGCCGCCCGCATTTCGGGCACTGAAACCAGCCGTCGCCAGCAACTTCCTGTTCCTTGAAAAGGGAGCAGGGCGGGCATTCGTCTGAGCAGGTTATTACCAGGTCACCTTCGGAATCGAAAATCAAGCCGTCTCCATTCGCGGCGAAAGGGGCGACCGCTAAGAATTTAGAATCCGGTTCGTTCATGGCTTGTTGCAGTGAGGGCACGGTATTCCTCGGGCTAAATCTGCGTTCGTGGCCGTGTGAGTTTCTTTCTGGAAAAGACACTTCTTGCACTCGAAGCGCGCCCAATTAGGCTCTCCAGGACCGGCATCTATGAAGTGCATCAGGATACGGCGCGGGCGCTTTTCGATTACAGGGGCAATGCAGCCCTGCATAAAAGCTGAGAGTTCAGGGGTGTAGGCAATTCGGTTTTCTTTCATGGCTGTCCTTTCGCAATCTTAAGCAGCGCCACCGCCGTCATCGGCTTTGGCTCCATGTCGGCGATTGAGATTCCATCGCGGGCGCACTGCCCGGTCCTTCCGGATCGACAGCGCCTCAAGGACTGCGCCATCTTCATCTCCCGGCAGGCGTTGAGGTCGTTGAAGTAGTCGGGAATAAGATAGTAGTTGTCGGCAAGTTTAGCCGCGCCGCTAGGGTATCCGGTAATCCCACGAATTCCAGTCCACCCGCGAGCCTCGGCAATCTTGATGCGCTTTGCCTCCTGCGTTAGTTCGGTCGGTGCTTCGTTCATATCAATTAACTTTCGGTATTACCGCGGTATTACCGCCGCGGATTTGGTTTATTGGGGGAATTGTGATTTCCTGAGGAATGACACCCGCGGCAGATTACTCTCAGCTTTCGATCCACTCGACCGCGAATGAACCGCTTTCCGCAGTCGGGACAGCGCCGGAAAGCGAGAGCAATAATCTTGGCGAGGCCATCGAGAGCGGTCAGTCGGCGGTGCATTTAGGAGGAGGCGAGCAGGCGTTTGATTTCTCGGCGTCCGGGGAGTTTGAAGTCATGCTCTACAGCGACGGCGCACATTGCGCCGATTTGCTCAAAGGCGCAAATCCTTTGGTTTTGAAATGGAGTAGTTTCGCCAAAACTAGAAGGCGCATAGTAAACAACCTCGCCGGAACGATACACAGCAACGCCATACTTGCCGCCCCTCCGGTCATGTTCGTTGTCTGCGATGATCTTGCCAGCCTCCAAGCTATCGGCAGTCCCCGCAATATAGTAGTGGTCGTTCAAGTATCCCCAGCGGTGCGCGAGGATCACAAATGTTTCAGCGCTCATGGGTTATGCGGGAATTGGTTCGGAGCCAAACATTGTGCGCGCAAGCTGGGCGGTAACTCGCACAAACTCATTACTTTTGGACATTGGCGAGCACTGATACTCTTTCATGTGGCCAAGCATCATCCAGCCTGCGCCCCATCGGTATTCGTCTTTGTAGAATGTAAGCGTGTAGTTCTCTCCTCGGCCCGCTCCGTGGACTCGCTCCATCCAATTAACTCTGGCGAAATGGCGGCTTTCGTCGCCATACTTTTGAAGCTCGGTATATCCAGAGTCTGGAAGCCAAATAGTAAATGCGCTCATTTGATCTTAGTCGTTCGGGAATATATCAAACAACCCGCTCTCATTCGCTGCATCGACAAGCGCTTCGTTCTGTTGGTCCTCTGTCATGGCGTTCCATTCCTCCAGAGTGCAAATCTCAAACTGGCAATCGCTGCCGTGCATATTGGTCCGGACCGTGCCGGTTTTCATTTCGTCGTCAGATGGCATGGCGGTATTCAGCGTGAGATTTTGGCTACGACAACCGACCAATTACCAGGCGAACGCTGCCAGTGCAATAACGCGAGTGCGGAGAGTATTAGGATTAGAGACCCCGTCGCGAGTCTCCGGAGAAGTTCGGAAAGGCTGATTTTGTGCTTCTTCGCCAGAGCCTCAAGAGCCCTCTTTTCCTCGGGGGACGCGTAAAAGCCAACCATCTTTTTCGATTTATTACGTTGGTTTGCCATTGGGTGACTATACACCCGGCAGCAGTAGTGGCAAGCCAAAAAACAAAAAAGCAAGAAAAATAAAAATATACCTTGCAAGGTGTCTCGACACCTGCATACTGCCGCCGGGTGTCTCAACACCCCACATTATGAGCACTGAATCAACCTACGTTGGAACCAAGCTGACCCCTGATGAGCACCGGGCATTCAGCATCAAAGCGGCCGAGTCAGGCAAAAGCCGCAGCGCACTTCTTCGCGACTTGGCGAGGGAGCTTATCAACCGGCCCAATGGAGGCACTGGCGGCTACGGAGGTGGCGGCGGTCAAGGCGGCGGAGGTGGCGGCGGAGGCGGCGGCGGAGGAAGCGGCCCCGGAGAGGACGCCGCAGCCCCCACGGTGGAGCGGATACTAGCGGAATTTAGAATTTAGAATTTCGAATTATGAAAACAGAACCACCCCAATTCAAACAATGCGCTGCCTGCACTGATGAAATGTGCCTCGAAATCAAAACGTGCATTGGTGAAATCCACCTCGAAGCGTGGAAAGAGGAAGAGGAATATATAGCAAAGGGAGTGTGCCGCGACTGCGGCGCGTGCTCGCTGGCAGACGCGCAAGGCAAATGCCGTCCAAGAGCGCTCGGAGACACAGGAGACGTAACCTGCGGAGGAGAAAAACTCTGGGAGAATCAAGAATCATGAAAACATCAGAACCAATACCCACCCTCCAACACATCCGGCGGCAGTATGCGCCTTACCTGCGGCGCGGGGATGCCATCAGACTGTGCGCCACGCTCGGCGCGGGCAGCGCGGCGTTCAAACGCTGGTGCCGCCGCAGCCCGGTGATGCTGGAACTTCTGTCGGCCATCGGGCTTGCGACATTCCGGAAAGGCGGTGCAGCATGAAACCATCCGCAATGTTTTATAATCTCCCGTGGCTCAAAGAGCAGGCCGAAATCGCGGCAGCGTGCGCCAGAAGAGCAACGACAGTATGGGAGTATTCCGGTTACGCCGTGCTAAGGGACGCGTTGAGGAGCGCCGTTAATGGGATGCAGGACATTCAGAGCCTTCCTGACGCGGTTCGGGAGCGAATTGAAGGAGGTGCAGCATGATCATTATTCACTTTGAAGGCGTTGGCCGCGATAAGAAAAACTGGAGCGCTCAATTCAAGACGTTGACGCATTCAGCAATCATGAAGTCCATTCGGACGCATGGCGCACTCATGAGCCGCGATGTAGAGTTGGATTTCGGCACCGCTACAATTTACGCGGGATTCCGTTCAGTTGGCAAATTCCGCGTCGAAGGGTTGCCGCTGAATCACGAGTTTGCGGATTCGCTGGCGGCAAAAGAAAAGGAGGCAGTATGACCGCGAACCCTGCCGAGATGATGGAGCGGATAGTTACCGAGTCGGCAAAGGCTTGGGGTGTGGACCTCGGCGCAATCCTGGGCCGCTTTAAGGGCAGCAATGTATGCGCGGCCCGTCGTCTAGCTATGAGTCTAATGCGGCACATTACCGGATGGAGCTATGAGCATCTAGGAGCCATCTTCAATAGAACGCACGGAGCAGTAAGCCACGCCTGCGAGGTAATGACGGAGCGCCTGCTTAAGGGCAACAACCCTGAGGCGCTGCACTTCCACGAATTGAGAAACCGCCTAGGTAACGCGCCTGCGTGTCCTGAGGCAAAAACCTACTTTTGAACCAATGACCTTTCAAATTGAAGTGATCGACGTAGCCGACGCCGGAAGAATGTTCGGCCTTCCGGAAACATTCTTCACGACGTGGTGCAGTGACGAAGCGGCAAGGGATTTTAAGAGCGGAAGAAGCTCTATACCGCAGATGCCGCATTTTGCCGGGAAGCCGCGCAAGGTGCATATCGAGACGTTCCGGTCTTACCTTCTGAAATACCACCAAGTCGGCGGGGAAGGAGGCCAGCCATGAGTTGCCCAAAGTGCGGCGGGTTCGGATACGTCCAGCAAAACGGCTGCGATACGGAAGAAGTCTGCGGATGCGTTGACGCCTTCGCTAAAGAGTCGCTGTCGCTGGAGTTCGCTCTGTTCCTTGCGGTAAGTTCTGGAGAGGACGTATTCAGCAAAGCGGCGGAGCAGGCGTTTAAGGAGAGCCTTCCGGAAGGAGTTGAGTTTTATCGCGGTGATTTGTCGCTGCGGTCAGGCTTTGAAATCATTCCGAACCGCAAGACTCCAGTTCCAGACGTTCTGGACCTTCTCAGGAGGGCCGCGGCATGAAATCAATTTCTCCAGGCTCCACGTGGACGCACAAGACCCAGGGCAAAGTTGTGGTGATTGAGGTGCACCGTAACGGCTATGTCAAAGTTGAGTGTCTGGATAACGCGGGGGGATTTCTTTTAACGCACGTGAACCAACTGAAATGAACGACCTATTCGACGCCATCGCCTACGCATTGGACTTCGTGTTTAGCGCCGACGGAGCGCAGTTTTTTGCGACGTTCGGCGCGGGCTTCATCTGCGGATGGCTTTTGATCTACTTTCTATACGCGCCGCCTAAGAGGAAGGCGCGGCATCCATACCTTTTTTAGAACTGAGCAAGGAGGGCTCTATTATGAAGATTTAAGCAAATAGCACCGTGGCTGCGAGCACGGAAGCGTTTTAATGACATACCACAAAGAAGCCACAGGAGGGCAGGGAGTGACGCCGATATGAGACTCGGCACTATTTGAGCGCGTGGCGGAATTGCGCTCACCTTTCACCAACCAACACCATGAATACCGAATCATCGCCGCGTGGCCAGAAGAACTTCTCTAAACACATGAAAAAGAACCAACAACAACAGGAGCAATCCGCCACGTCTCAGCCGTCCGTCATTATAATCAGCAGTATTACTGAGAAAAATATGAGCGCGATTGAAAACCTTAGCCTTGCAATTCTGGAGTGCGCAAAAGCACTAAATTCAACGAATACAGATGTATCAATAACGAACTGCGTCTTCAACGGAACAGGGGTTACCATTTGTGCTGATGAGAACGAAACTAAGAGTATTCATATTCTGTAACCATGACATTAGAATTAACAGCAACACTGGCGCTGATCTCGTCGCACGTAGTCCTTACGGCAATAGGCTTCTGGATCGGCTGGAAGCTTGGCAAAGATACCGGCTATCTTGAAGCGGAGGCTGAGCTTGCGGCTATTGCGAGCGAGCCGCGAGAGGCTGGCCACGACTGCCGCTTTTTCAAAGCAGCGAACGGCGAGTGTATAGCTTGCTCTGCGCTTGAGAATCGGAAGCAGTCGAGCCCGTTCACGCTTGCGGAGCCTGAGGAAGGCGAATGGATTCCGTGGGATAAATCCGAGTGCCCTGTAGGCGAATGGACGCGGGTTGACGTAAAGTTCCGCGACGGAGAGATAGTAGATGGCCGCTGGGCGTTGCTTTGGCGTTGGGGATACCATGCAGACGCCGAGGACGACATAACCCACTACCGCCTGTCCAAATGACGCTCAAAATCGACGGGAGAGCCGTTAAGCTCAAGGAGGACGGCGAAATCAAGGATCGCGCTGTTGAGGTAAACAACGTGATTATTGCGGCCATTACAAACCGCATGAAGCAGATTGGTATTTCTCGGGCAATGCTCCAGCAGCTTACTGGATATTCTAGCGCCACATTATCGAACAACCTGCGCGATCAATGCCAGGTGTCTTTGCAATTCGCAGCAACGTGTGCCTCTGCGCTGAACATGTCTTTTTCAATCGAACCGTAACAACCAATGTTACCATACTACACCTATGAGCAACGAACTATCTAAATCACCATCTCAGCCTCAAGGAGCGCTGGCGCAAATCGAATCATCGAGAGCCGTTCAGGAGGTCCAAGCAGCTATTATGATCGCGAAGAGTTTCCCTCGCGACGAAAAGGCGGCATTAGACCGTATTTTGAATGCTTGCACTCGCCCCGGGTTGGCTAACGCGGCGGTTTACCAGTATGCCCGCGGCGGAACAGACATTACAGGGCCATCAATCCGGCTTGCCGAAGCGATTGCTCAGAATTGGGGTAATTTGCAATTCGGCATTCGGGAACTTACTCAGGCAAACGGAGAGAGCACCGTTGAGGCGTTCGCGTGGGATGTTGAGCACAATATCCGCCAGACAAAGACGTTTCAGGTTCCGCATGTCCGATACACGAAGCACGGCGGAAACAAGGCGCTGAATGATCCGCGGGACATTTACGAACTGGTTGCCAACAATGGGGCTCGCCGACTTCGCGCCTGCATCCTTGGAGTGATTCCCGGCGACGTAGTCGAAGAGGCGCTAAGGCAGTGCGAAACAACGATGGCTGCGGATGCGGACACTTCACCAGAAGCTCAAGCTAAGATCATTGCGGCTTTCTCAAAATTCGGAGTCACAAAGGAGCAGATCGAAAAGCGCATTCAACGGCGCATGGACAGCATAACGGCGGCTCAGGTTGTCGGGCTGCGGAAGATTATGGTTTCCCTGAAAGATGGAATGTCGAAGGCGGAAGAATGGTTTGCGGCAGAAGGGCCGAAGATGGCGGAAAAGCCGTTGGATCCTATGGAGCCAGTAACGCCAAAACCAAAGAAGAGCGAGCCTGAGCCTATGGCCGCAGAGGAAGCCGAATGGAAGGGAGGCGACCAATGAGCGCGCATACTCCAGGGCCTTGGTTTTCGTATCCGGCAGAATATCTTTCAAAAGGCGATGAAGACCCGACGTTATTTTTCACAGTAGGACCGAGGCCATTTCACACGGTCGCAGAAGTGCGCCCCGGAAACGGCGGCGAAGGATTGCCTGAGCAGACGCCTGCAAACGCCCGTCTAATCGCGGCGGCTCCGGACTTGCTGGAGGCGCTGAAAGAAGTTCGGCGTTTCCTGGATCATGGCGAACCAGTGCGCATTGCTGCCAGTGCGCATGACCGGCAGCTTATGGAACTGGTGGATGCAGCTATCGCAAAGGCGGAAGGGAGGGCGGAATGAAGATCGTCGAAACAATTCAAGGCTCCGAAGAGTGGGAAAATCTCAGAAGGATTCGCCCGACAGCCAGCCGGTTTGATGAGATAGCCACATCCGTTAAAGGCGACCTGAGCAAGTCAGCGCCCATCTATGCCGTCGAGATTTCCACGCAGCAGCGGTTTCAGTTTGCGCCTGATCCTCCGAAGTGGATTGGTAACGCGAATACTGACAACGGCCAGGAGCGGGAAGCGCAGGCCAGGGAGGCGTTTTCCAGTAAGACCGGGCTCCAGGTCGAGCAGGTTGGTTTCTGTATTGAGGATTGCGGCTTTTACGGATGCTCACCGGACGGCCTGATTAAGGGCGCTGACGGCGAATGGATTGCAGGCATCGAAATAAAGTGCCCCACTTCTACAATCCACATGCAGCGCCTGATTGGCGAATCGGAGCTTCCATCAAACTACGTGCAGCAGGTCCACGGCTCAATGATCGTAACCGGGCTCCGAACATGGTATTTTGTCTCCTACTTTCCAGGTCTTCCGCTCTTCATGCTAAAAGTCGAGTGGAACGAATACACTGACAAGCTCAAGCGAACGCTGGACGACTTCCGGATTCTCTACGCCGAGACGCGCAAGAAGGTTGACGAAAGGCTCCGAATTGGAGCCGGAGAGGAGGCGGCATGATCGCAATTCTCACAATCGAACGATTCACAACCCTGAACGTATCTGTCCGCGCATACAAAGAACCGCACGGCCCGAAAGACCGCGACTATGTCGAAGTCTGTGCGGGGACGATAGTCGGCGTCACAAGCATCCACAACGATAGGGAATCACTTTGCGAGCTTCCCGGAGGTCGCGAGGTATGGATTGAGGAGGGCTATCTATGATCGTTCTAGGAATAGACCCCGGCAATACTCACACGGCCTTTGCGGCAATTGAGGACAATGGAATCATTTGCGTGAAGTATCTGGAAAACGAAGAGGCCCGCGAATGGTTGGCGACTATGAAAAAGGCCTTCAATGTAATCGTCTGCGAAATGATCGCCAGCTACGGAATGGCGGTCGGAAAAACCGTATTTGAAACCTGCGTCGCTATCGGGCGATTTCAGGCCATCGCGCCAGACATGAAGTTCATCACGCGGATTCAGGTTAAATCGGCGGTCTGCCATTCTGGAAAGGCCACGGATGCGAATATCCGGCAAGCTCTAATCGACCGATACGGCGCGTCTGGAACCAAAAAGAGCCCAGGGCCTACTTACGGCATCTCCGGCGATATGTGGGCGGCTCTCGCGGTCGCTACTGCTTATTCCGACAGCGCGACACTCTACGAATTCTCGAAATGAATCTCACTCCAGAACAAGAGGCCTGGCTTGAAGAGCAAAGGCGGAAACTGCCAGCGAATGAGGCTGTTGTCGTAAAACAGAAAACACAAGAGCAGGCTCTTGTTCCGGTTTTAACTGACGAGGAAATAGCTTGGCTGTGGCCGCGGTTTCAGAAGTGTGGACATGGAGGGCGCGGCTTTGCTAATTCGTTCGCTAGGACGCCGCTGGAAAAATTGAGCCCTCGCGGGAAAGCCTGTGTTCACTCTGTAGTTTACACGTTTCGGCGTCAAATTTTCAAAGGCTCCGAAAAATGGAGTTTGGAACAGTTTGTAAACAGCATCCGCCTTGCGGTCGCGTGTCCGAAACAACTCAAAGATTAGCCCAATTTTGCCGGGTCAAAACGACCGGCGACACGTTGCCCGAAATGCTGAGAGGACGGGACGCGGTCGCTTCTGCTGACTGAGTTGGCGGACGGCGGAAACTTTTACCAAAATAAAACCATGACCGAAATACAAACAGACTGGAAAGCAATCGTAAGCGAAAACTCATTAGTTGGAGGATGGGCCGTGAACGGGGATGGAAACGATATGGACTTTGTCTGTATGGCTGGAATTAACGAGGTGAATACTCTTGTGTCCATGGGATTTGAGTTTGGAGGCTCAATGAATGAGGAGCAATTTCAAAGTGCCATGGGATTTGTTTCGCTCAAGAGGCTAGACCCTTCCAGGGTAGTCGTGAATCTGATTATTACGGAGAGTCGAGAGTTCTTTGATAGGTTTGTGGCGGCTACCGTTGTGGCTAAAGCCGTCAACGCAACTGACCGCGACTTGCGGCTATTGATCCACAAAGCAGTTCTTTACGGGAAAATCTAATGGAACCGAACCGATACACCGAGCGCCTGCCTACTGAGCCGGGGATTTACTGGAATAAAGATACAACAGACTTGCCAACAGAACACCGCATTATGCACGTTATAGACAGAAACGGCATACTTATGGCAAGCCATTACAACGAAGGTGGGTTGCTTACGCTTGGCTGCTACGGTCGTCTCTGGGCAGGCCCGATCTGCAAGCCAGAAGCTCCGGAGGTTACGCCATGAAGCGCGACCCTTCCTTATTCCAGTGGGGCAAGCCAGAGCGGCTTGTTTTAGACATGACGGAGGAGCAAGCCAAGCAGGCTTTGTGCGAGGCTATTATCTTAATTGAGAGTTTGGCCGGATTGACGCAAAGGCACGTCGCGGAAGTCGATAAGGCCCTCAAGAGGCGGAATATTACAACCATAATTCGATGAAAACGACCTGTCCAACAATCGCCCACGACCCGCGAGAGCCTGACGGCAGCCCTATGCGCATTACTCCGCTCCAGGTTGGCGTGCGCGTTCAATTCCGCTACTTTGCTGCCGGACAGGACGGGCTGGACGATCACGCTGTCTGCCGACTAGCGAACCAGCAGGAGGTTGCGATTTTCTGCGGGCACCTGGCGAATGATGACGGCTCTCCCGTGGACTGGAAGGAGGCCGCATGAGCCGCATGAAGTCATATCCCCAAAAGGACGTGGCGGGGCTAATCTCAGCGCTCCGAGTCATTTACACCTGGGCCAGCTTTCAGAACGGGCGATGTTTGGAGCCGAAACAGGTGTGCAGGCTGGTCGATTCGGCGCTCAAGCCGTTCAGTGGACCTAAACCGAAACCAAAGAAATGAGCCTGTTTGACGAATGGGAAAAGGAGCAAAGGCAGAATGCCGCTGAAACCAAAAAGCAGGCAAAGCAGCAGCGTCCAGCCGGGCAACAGTGCCGAAACTGCCGGTTTTTTATGGCGCATCAGTTCACCGACAAAATCAACTACTGCACCGCGTCAAAGAATCCGCGGACATCATACGGCTACGCAAAAACAACGCGCCTTGGATGGTGCGGAAACTGGAAAGGAGAGGCATGAAAGACGCGCCAAAATGTCGATGCGGATGCAACGGTGAAGCCAGTTGGCTGTGCGACGGGTTCGAGTATGACCCGCGAAAGCCAGATGGTAAAGGAATCGAGTTTTTCGATGAGCCCGCTTGTTCGAGCGCGGCAGACTATATGGACGAGGCCGCTCATGGCTTTGGGTTGCCGTTCAGCAGGCGGAGAATCAGCGAGCAAGGAGGATCAAGATGAAAGACGCGCCATCCTTTAACTGGTATCCGGAGCGCTGGCTGGCAGGAACCGCCGACATGACGGAGGTGGAGCGCGCCCGTTACTTCCAACTTCTCTGTCATTCTTGGCTTCGAGACGGGCTTCCGAACGATCCCGCAGTCCTCGCCCGCCTGGCTGGCGGCAAGTTGAGCGACGCTGTGCTCTCAAAGTTTCCAGTCTGCGAAGATGGATTGCGTAGGAATGCCAGACTTGAGGCGGAAAGAGCCGAACAAAGGGAAAGAATCACTAAAGCGAGGGCTTCCGCTAATGCTCGATGGGGCAAAAACAAGCAATCGAGCATATGCTCAGACGATGCGAACGCATCCGTTGAGCATATGCGAACGCATAATTTGAGCATAACCTCACCACTCACCACTCACCACTCACCTCAATCTGTACCTCTCGCTCTCCCTAATTCGGTAACGACTAGTGAGCCGACCCGGCCAGCGGAGCGCCCGAGGGTTGAGGTTGAGGATTGGTTACCAAACCCGAACGCAGCCGAAGCGGAAAGCATCGTGCGGCTTTACCCCGCCAACGGGAACCGCTACGAGGCGCAGAGGGCGGTATTGGAGGCCATCAAAGCCGGGGAGAGTCCGCAGACGATCCGGAGCAAGGTGGAGGCTCACGCAGCGAAATTCCGCGCCCTCCATCCGTCGCAGCGCCGATTCTGCCCAGGGCTGGCGGTTTACTTTTCCGAAGGTCGATGGAATGACGATCCGGAGGGCCACCCGTGGACAATCACGCCCCAACTCACGAAGGAACAGGAGCAAAAGCTGGCGGTCAAAGCCGCTGCCGCCAGAATCGAAAAGCCAACGCTCCCGACAATTCGCGCTGTTGATCCGGCACAGCGACCCACATTAGACGAATTCGCGTCCATTAAGGACGCCTTGCGAGCGGGTCAGCAATGTGGGGACGGCGGAAATCAGGATCGACGCGAGGAAGGGGCATTTCCGGCCGCTTAAACGCCTATAGGATTTGTCCGGAAACTAAAACCGTGCTACAGCCGAATTTTCTCAGAAATGACAACCAAACTAAAACTATGAACCCCCACCGATTCCTAAAGGCGATCTGCTTACAGCTGTCAGGCGACTGGAGGTTGACGCATTCCGCATCGGCTACGCTGCTGCGCTCTCACGATTTGAAATGCTGGCGGCCATTGATCCGGACACGATCACAAAAGCCGGTCTTGCAGGCAAACTAAGGCGCGAAATCGACGCGTGCAAAGCAGTGATAAACCAAAAATAAACCCATGACTCTCCAAGAATTCCAAAACGAAATAGCATCGCTCCATCAGTGGGCGCAACACGGATGCCGAGACGGCGGATGCCGCGTCGAAAAGCCGAAGGGCCAATGCACAAACGGCGGCTGCAACTGCTCCCCGCGGGATTTTTCGTATTACCTCGGGGAGTTGGTCAACAAGCTTGAGGCTCACGGTAGGCGCAACTGGACCAAAGAGCAAAACCCATGAACATTGAACGACTGCGAGACGGAACGGAGCCATGCGGTTATTGCCAGCATAAAGAAGCCGCATGGAAATGCGAATGCCAACCACTGTCCACGCTCTACAGCACTCCTGTAGTGACCTATTGGTGCGATTCATGCAGTAAGTTCGTCAGAGAGCGCGGAACGTGGACGCGGATTCAAACATATACTAATCAAGCGCCAAAATGACTACCAATCACGCTGCAGAAGATCAGAAAAAGACCAAACGGAAGAAAACGCATCGCGTTCCGGATAAATGCCTCTGCACTCGACCGGCACGACTGGCGGGCAAGTTGTTCTCATCCGAACCGCCCCTCTCCGCGTCGGCCTGCGAACGCTGCGCAAGGCTGGAATCCACAGACATGACCACTTGGGACAAGTGCGGATCAGACAAGCTGCGGATCAGTCCTCGGGATTCGTTTCTCGATGTGCGCTTTGCCTGCGACGCATGGCTTCGCTCCCGCGGCTTTGAGGAAATCCCGTTTAACGCGTTCGAGCACAAAAAGGCATCGTAAAAAACAGCAGAAATAAAGTTGACTCCGCAAAAAACTGTGCGATAGATGCTCACCGCTACGACGGCGGCCCAATATCAAATATATGAAAACACTGAAACTCACCGTCAAAGAAATCACCGAACTCCAGCCCAACGAGGTCAGTTACGCCAGCGAAAGCGGCGAGTTGCTCGGAGGCGTCGAGGTTACAGGCGACATCGACCACGCAGCCCTGGTGGAGAAATGCGCGGAATACTTCGGCGATGGCGCCACGCTCTACGGAGAGGGTAACGACGGCGATTGCTGCGTGCATTACGCCGTGATCAAACACCTATTGGAATGAGCCGCCAAAACGAACACGGAAAAGCCAAGCGCGCCGCCCGGGGACTGCAAACCCGGGGGCGCAAGGCTTGGAAATGTGAGACATGCCACGGAGCGGAGCGCTGGACGGATAACGAAGGGAAGCGCCATTGCCACACCTGCCACCCAAAAACCCGCGAGCGCGGACGACCGAAAACGCCGAAGTAACGCAGCCCGCCCGGTTTTCCGCGGCGGGCTTATTTCATCCACGGCCTTCCACGCTTCCCGCTCGACGGGAAACACTCAGGGCACACACGGACCTTCCCGGAGACTCGCGACGACAAAGCCTCAGAAGCGCGTAAAAACCTAAACCTTAAGATTCTCATTTATGGAAAAATCCTCTCATCCTGAACAAAAGCCAGACGAAATTTATCTTGGCAATGCTTCCGCTGATACGATCCTGCGCTCTTCCTGGAAAACAAGCCGACGTGGCATTAATCCTCTCGGCTCAAATGGATTGCCGCTCGATAAATACTTCCCGGAAACCCTAAAGCCGTGGTTTATCAAAACCGATGAAGTAAGGGAGCGCATTGCAGCCGAAAAATCGCGCCAGTCTGGAATTTGCGCGATAGCTGTCACTGCGCTTGAAAGCCTTGTTGAGAGCCGAACGATTTTCCCGTCAGTCGCACCGGAGGCGGGGGAAGTCGTTCACGGGTTCACCCTGCCGCCGGGACAGGACGCATCAAGCCTCGAATGGTGGCCTGAGTTCTCGGCGTATTTCGCCCGTGTCGAAGGCTTTGCTCCAAATCATCGCGACTCTACCCACAAACGACTCTTCGAGTATTTTGTAGAGGGTGCTTATTGCCAAGCTCAGGAGCCTTTGTTTGTTCCCGCCGGACGCACTATTGCAGACATTAACGCCGCACTAGAAAAAGCCGGAGCCGCGGGCGGGCCTGTCACAAATGAGAAATCAGCGCTTGAAAACGACCCATAACCGCCGTGCGTGCGCGTGCGAATGAACCCCCAATGAAATGAGCAATCAAATCGGCTCCGAAACAGACACGGACAGAGAGGAAATTGAGCGAGTCATACCGAGCGACCCGGCGCTGCTGAGTATGAAGGTTATGATGGCAATTGCGGAAAAAGTATCGCCAGATCAAGTGGCGGACTGCATCCGGGACATGCTCCTGGCGTCGTATGTCGCGAAAGGGGAGGAAAAGCCCGATTGGAGAGCCCGGGAGGCCGCGGTGAAGTATTACCTCGCTTACTTTATCGGCCAGCCGGTCCAGCGGCAGCATATCGTCAACGAGAGGCGTTCTGCGCCTACTGACCCAATGGCCGACCTACAGGGTTCCAAAGCAGCGATGCAGGCCTTAGTGCGCATGTTGGCGAGCAGTCCAGAAGGCCGGGAAGCGCTCAACGAAGAACTTGGGACCATTGACACATGAGAACACCACCGCTTGAAATGCCGAAGAATCCGAAGCGAGGAGACTTAATCACGTTTGTGAACAAGTGTCCTTACGAGTGCAAAGTCGGCATGCACACCGTTGCCGGGCAATGGAACGGGAAGTTTTGGGATTACAAGAAGGGGTTAAGGCACTGCAAAGAATGCGGATTCCATGGTACAACCATGTCTTTCTCGAATTTCTCTGCGGCTTGCTCCTCTGCCTGTTCCCACACCTCCGGAGGAAAATCCGGGCGCTCATCCAGCCAGGCGCTGCCGAAATCGAGCAGGAATGGTGCAGTAACGGTTGTCATCTCAATAGACTGCCAGGTTTCGTCTGCGCTCAGCATCCGTGGGATGCTAACTCCCCGGAGTTCAAAAGTGTTCATTTGTCGCAATCGTTCGTAGCACAAAACCTCACGCCGCCATGCAGGCAGGTATTGGTGCAGTTTCACCACCCATTGGTAAGTTCGGTCTTGGCTCACAACCTTCCAAACATTACCGTGGAGGCCATCTCCAAGAAGTTCCTGGATGACAAATCCACGCTGGAGCGCAAAAGCTTCAGCACTTTCTCTGCCTTTTATAGTCATGTCTATTCAAAATTCATCCGGCTACTCTGCCCGCGTCGAAATGCACCTGCATCTTCCTGGCGGAGAAATACTGCCGGTAGCCCAGAGCGGGCCGGACTTCTTGATCTTGCGTCAGCCTGTTGTCCGGCCGCCCTGCGAAGCCACTTTGGTTGTAGACGTAGACGGCTCCATTACGAGGTTCCCCTCCTGGCTGCCGAACGGCATCAATGGACTGTGGGTTCAGGGCGAAAAATGGACGCAGCCTGTTCGGCACGGCACGGACTGCTTAAAGGCGCACCATGACGAGGAACGCGGGGGATATCTGCACGCGGAGAATGATAATTCCCCATACGATGTAGATGGAGCGACTTACTGCGGCCGGTGCCACCACTGGATTCCGCGAGTGCCGAACGACAAGGCTGAGGCACTGAGCCTAAGCGAAGTTGATCCTCCAGCCGCTGGTTCTGCGACGGTTGCCCAAGACTCACGAATATGAAACCTTCGACTCACGCACCATTCTTTGCCTGCCTTTACTCGGCCCTGTGCGACACGGCCCGAGCCAATGGCTACGCGCTCGCAATCCATGGCACAGTAACCACCGACTGCGATCTGATCGCAGTGCCTTGGACGGAAAGTGCCTGCGAACCTGAGAAGCTGATGCAAGAGCTGATGCAACATATCGGAGCTGTGGACTATCGCGGACTGCTCAAACGTGATTGTGCAAGCTGGGCGACTGAAAAGGACATCGACCAGATGGTGAAGGGCGAGCATGAGAGGATTGGTGATCCTCGCGGCCCTCTCGACTGTGCGATGAAGCCTCACGGAAGGAAGGCATGGAACCTTTATATGGAACACGGCTGCAAAGTGGATCTCTCCGTGATGCCTCGAATCACAACAGACTCTCGTGAGTCGCAGAACAGTATGATATGCGGCGAAAGCACCGCATTATCACCAGGAAACACCCCCCCTGTGGCTCTTCTTAATTCCTAAAATCCCTTCAATGGCTTCAAGGTTGCGTGCTGACTCGAACTGTGGTTACCTCAAATCCAATGAACGACGGATCAGAACCTTTGGGGAATTCCCGATATGAGAAATTCGCACAGGCGAGAGTGCGCGGGTTGTCGGCTTCTGATGCCTACAAGGATGCAGGATACTCCGCGATCCGCAAGCCTGCCCCATCTACCGCACCACCCCCGCCGGCCTCCGCTGGTGGGACTCGCTTCCACCTCCTCCATGCCTTGATCCATGAATGCCTAACGATCAAGGTATGCCATGAATGCCGCGCCCTCCAGCTCCGATCTCGCTAATGATGCCCAACGCGGCAGTCATTGGCATCACCGCCTTGTTGGCCCTCATGGGTTGACCTTCGAGCTACATCTTGGCGACTGGGAAAGCGTCTGGCCCGTGCGAGCGGATGCCGTGGTGACTGACCCGCCGTATGGAATCGAAGCCGACAAGGCGAAAGCTCACAGCAGCATCCGCGATAATGACGCATGGCCTGAAAGCGAATGGGATAAACAACGGCCTGCACCTGAAACGCTGCGAAAGCTGCCCACGCTGGCTGATCTCGTCGCCGTATGGGGTGGCAACTATTTCGCGGACTGCCTGCCTGCCAGCGGCGGGTGGCTGATCTGGCGCAAGCCAGAGGCGGAAACGGGATTCAGCCTGGCCGATGCGGAACTGTGTTGGACATCTCGGAACTTCGCCGCCCGCATGAAGACGATGCCTCGCCGCGATGGAAACGACCACCCGACACAGAAGCCGGTGCTGGCGATGGCGTGGACAATGGATCAACTCAAAGTGCCAGCCGGGGCAACGGTCTTCGACCCATACATGGGAAGCGGAACAACAGGCATCGCGTGCCTGCGGACTGGAAGGAACTTCATCGGTGTGGAACGCGACCCACGCCACTACGAAACGGCTCTCCGCCGCATCCGCTCCGAACTAGAGGGCGCATTGCTATGAGGGCCAACGCATAAGGCCATGGACCACTGCCCGCCAACGATGATGACTTCAGGAGAACTGCCGCCGGCCAAGAACTACCCTGAATGAGCGACCAACTCTTAACGCCGATCTCAATCTTGACGGCAAAATTGCGGGCGGGCTGATTGACGAAGCCTGTAATGCGTGCTTAAAGTTAATTGACGCCGTAGATAAATGGATTCTGGCGCATAACTCATGAAGGCCCAACTCCCTACTCTCGAAAAAGAATGCCCTATTTGCAAAGGGTCTGGAAATGTCGCGAGTTACGACAATGACGACGGATACCGGGCGTGCGAACGCTGTAGCGCGTCTGGATTCGTTCCTACGGAGGAAGGAAAGGCTGTGCTGAATTTGCTACGACATAATTTCAGGATCAGATCAGAACTATTTCTTGCCGAAGCATGAAGAAAGACACGTCAACTCCCTTCCCATCCCCCGAGACCGTCCAGGCCGTGCGGAACATGTTCGCCAAGACAAAGGAAGAGGCAAAGGCCATCCGGGAAAGCGCTCCAGCGAAGCGCCCGCGGAAGATAACCTTTGAGCCGTGCGCATTCTATCGCCGTAACGGCGCTTGGGTGGTTCTGCGATGACTGCAAATAAACCTTGCAGCGGCTCCGAAACGGAGCCATTTTACCGAACCCCAATGAGCAAAACCCTACGCCTTACCCGCGACCCGGAAGCAAGCCGCGTCGTTCAGTGGCAGACTCAAAAGTCTGTCGTTCTCCAGGATCACGACTTGTCTGCGAAGATGCCGCCGCAGTATTCTGAGTTGGTCCTCTCCAGCTTGTCTGCCGTCACTCCAAAACAGCTTCTCGAACTCCTCGACCTGGACGTTCGGGTTGTTGCCGTAGAGGAAGGATTCGACTGCCGGAAGTCAACGGGACTTGGTGACATTGAGCATAAATTCATGCTGCGGCTCAAGCCATGGCTCAAAACGCTCGTAAATGCCCCTTCTGTGGCTCCAGGCAGCGCGACTGAGGCGGCAGAGCGCGAGCGGCTTATCAGCAACGCCATTGATGCGCAGGGCACAATTAACGACCTGCGAGGCGAACTGGCTGCACTCAAGGAGCAGCAGGATGCCCTGAGGGCCGTTCTAGGTGTGGAAGACGGCAGTCTTGTGGACGCAGTGCGAGACTTAATCTCGGCGTATCAGGAGGCGCAAAGCGGCGGCATCGACCTTTCGGGCATGGGCACGGCTCCGGAGCCCGGGGAGGGCGGGCCAGCGCTCTCCCCGGTGCGGCCCGTTAAGCGCGGGCCTGGTCGCCCGAAGAAAGACAAGCCGGAGGGCGATGGGCATCCGAGTATGGGAGCGCGTGAACGTGGCAAAAACTCGCCGCCGCTGCCGTATGGCCGAAGAACACGCGCTAGCATGAGCACCCCGAACGCACCAGTCTCAGCCACGGAGGCCCGACCATCATGATACCCGATCAACAAAAACCATCGACAGGGCCGGAGTTGGCTGAAGAAGCTCGTTATGCGGCGGGCGACAATGGCGGGTGCCCGCCGGACTGCGGCCACTCACCCGAGGAACATGCCGCGTTTGATGCCGGGGTGATTGAGGGCCGGAGATTCGGATACGATGCTGACAACCCGTATGAATCCGGCCCGGCAGACCTATGGGACGCGTGGGAGACTGGCCGCAGTGTCGGCGCGTGCGATACCGGACGCCAGCCGCATAACCGCATGAGCCCAGCCACACCGACAAAAAGCTATGACTCCAGGACCATCACCGAACATCATTGAGGAAGTAAAAGCAGGCTTCTGCCCCGCGGTGTTGGCTGCGGCGACCTGCTATCCAGCAGCGGCGGGCCTGATAGCCCGTCTTGATGCAGAGGCCGTGCTTGCGGGAGGCGATTATTTCAGCCCTCTGGTTCATTGCCGGATTTACTGCGATGGGAGCAGGATGCCCTAAATGGGTATTCATTCCGTTCTTCGTAAAGGCTCAGTTGGATTTTCTTATCTCCATCAAGCTTGCGGTGAAGGAGATTAACCGGGAGACAAAGCTATGAACACAGCCACACCGACAGCCTCAGAATTGCTGGCAATGGCCGCAAAAACGCTTGAGCAGCGAGGAGAGGACTACGACCCCGCTAAAGCAGCGGGCGAGCGCTCTATGCCCGCAGTGGTTTCAATCTTCAAAGAGCTTTCGGGAAAGGAGATCACAGAACAGGAAGGCTGGCTTTTCATGGTCGCCCTGAAACTGGCGCGCATCAAGACAAGCCCGGCCAAGCGGGACAGCCACGTTGACTTGATCGCCTACGTCAGTCTCTATTCTGAGTCAGTGCTGGCGGCTCATGAGCCAAATTGCAACGACCTGCATCCGAACCGCCAAGAAATCGAGCAAGGAATTGCCGAAGGCCGTTCTTGGCGGTGGAAATACAAAGACGGAGGCCGGTGGTCGGACTGGTTTGATTCCCGCAACAAGCCGACGTGGCTGGAAGGGCTGGAATACGAACTGGCACCAATCATTGAAGCGAAAACGTGACTCAAGAACGCTGGAAAATCACTTTAGTGGATCGAATCCGATTTGCGCGCCGTCCTCGCTCTAAAAAGCGCAGGACTGTCAATAAGTGGAGAAAGCGCCCGCAGAATTGGGCTCCAAATATGATTCCTGTAGGGATAAGGCTTTGCATAGGCGGGCCAGTCGATGAATCTATTGCAGCAAAGAATCCGTATTGGAACTACGATGACCCGACTCAACCTCGCTGTATGCAAATGCACTCGCTTATGTGGGAGCGCATCAAAACAGAAGCGCCTGAATTTGCGGCTAAGTGCGACGTATTTAAGATTGTTGGCGAGGAGGAAATCAGAATCAGCAACCCAGAGTAATCCTTGACCTTCGCCCCCGTCCTCAACGCTCTAGTCCGCCAGTCGCCTATGACCTGGCTGGAACTGCATGGGGAAGTCATCGACCAGAAAAAGCAGACGCTGCGGAAGCCAAACCTAAAGGCCAACTTCATCCAGCTTAAAGAAGAGGAAATCCTGGAGTGGATGGAAGCCAACGGATACCCTGGACGACTTATCAAGCTCAAGGGACGGCGGCAGGGGTCATCTACAGGGAGCCTCGCGAGGGCTGCGCACCGGTGCCGAAAGAAACCGACTGGCGTACTGATCTGCGGCCTAGACTACGGGAAGAACTGCAAGGTAATGAAACGGATTTTCGACCACTTTGTCGAAACCGATTCCTTTGATTGGGGAATTACCGCAGACCGCAAGATCGAGACGACGACATTCAGCAACGGCAGCAGCGTTGAACTACTCTCGGCAAATACTGGCAACGCGGCCCGCGGCGAGGGCTACCAGTTCGGGCTGATTACCGAAATGGCGTTCTACCCGGACACAGAAAAGCGTTCTGCGGACGACTTCATTCAAGCTGTTCTTCAGTGTTTCCCGCGGGAGCCGGGAACTGAGGTAATCATCGAGAGCACTCCCAACGGAGAGGGCGGCAAGTATCACACGACTTGGCTCGGAGCGATTAGCTTTGAGCGACTGAAATTAGGCGACAGTCCGGAGAACTGGAACGGGTTCGTAAAGCTCTTTTACCCGTGGCATGAGCATCCGGACTATACCCGTCCGTACAGTGAACAGGAGCGAGACAAGATATTCGCCACGCTGTCACCCCGCGAAAAGGAACTGATCGAAGAATTCCCGCACGTTGATGCAGGCCGTCTCAAGTGGCGTCGCGAGGTAATCTCAGGCATCGACTTCGACGGCGACGAGGACAAGTTTGAAATCGAGTACCCGTCCGACGAGCATCGTTGCTTTGCTGGAACTGGACGCAGGCGGTTTGACTCTCGGGCGCTTGAGCGGATGGCAAACGAGGCTACTCCCGGGCAGTTTGGAACGTGTGAATGGGCGAACGAGCGAGAGGAGCACGCGACGTTTATTCCTTCCGGCGAGGAATCGGCCTGGCTGCGGTTGTGGGAGAAGCCTAAGCACATGTGCAAATACAGTCTGATCGTCGATCCAATGACCGGAGAGCAGGCAAACGGCGCTGATCCTGATAGCCATGCTCCAATTGTGATGCGCGACCAGTTTGTCGATTCCAACGGCAGGCTTTGGCCCCCGGCTGTCGTGGCTCGATTGGCTGACTGCTGGGAGGAAATGCGGGCAAAAACGCCATGGTCGCCTCAGTGCCGATGGCATCTCGACATTCTGGAGGAACGCGTTGCCCGTGTTGCTGCTTATTTCGGATGGTGCCAGATTGTCGTGGAAATGAACAAAGACCTTGGGCTTGTCGAACTGCTCAAGCGCAGGCCAAAAGCAAAGCTGTATCAGCGCGAGGAGTTTAATCGCAAGGAGGACAAGGTTCTGGAGGTTTACGGATGGATGACAACACCGGGAGGGCAGGGTATGCGGCGGGCAATTCTGGAAAGCTTAAGCGTTCGCATTCGAAAGCACGACGAGCCAGAAAACGGGCTCAAACTCTACGACCGGCGCATGATCTTTGAGCTACAGCGCATGATCGTCAAAGAGTCTGGACGGGAGGAAGCAGGCTTAGGAGCGCACGATGATACCGTAATGGCGCTGGCAATCGGCCTGGCGACTCTTGGGAAGGCTACGACGTATTACGCGAACGTGCCTAATGCTGGGCTGTATCCGTGGAGGCAGAAGGGCAGGGGCGGCAATGCGGCTACGGGTATGGATTAAAACACGATGTTCCTCAAGTCAATATATCCGGCGTCCATTTCCGGGGCGTAGAAGCAATCCATCTTCGGCGCAGCTTGCCATCCAGCTAAGTCCGTTTGCGGGTCTGGCGCATCGAAGTTTACCCCGGCTTCTAGCAGAAGCTGGAAGAGTCGCCTAGATTCAGACACAAGTTGATCTGCTGGAACATTAATGACGACGTAAGGATGATCCCGGTCACAAGCAAAATCATGAGTTTCCCCGTCTCCGCTGTCGCAGGTATTGAATCCCCACTGACGAAGAGTGAGAACGGTTTTTAGGATTCCGGGATTGATAGGCGTTTCAGGAGTTGGTGAAGGTAAAGACATAGAGGGTTTATCGGTTTGCTGGTCGTGGGGAAATCGGCTCAATCTGAACCTCCCGGCACCTCTTGCAGCGCAAGGGACGCGCAGCAAGATACCTAAGAACATCGGAGATAGTTCTAGGGCGCAGATGGTCTAAGAGCTTGGCTTCTACGAATTCACCGCGGAACTTGATGTATTCAGTTACTACAGCCGGGAATTTGGCGTCAGAGCACCTGCCAATATAATCGAGTGCGGCGCTGAATCCGGCTGCGGTATCGCAATGGTAGTCTTTTTCACATGATCGCCATACTTCAACCTCGGGCGGGACTGGCTTGGTTTGCCCGTTGAGAGGGCCGCCCCAAAAGGAAAACAGTGTGTCGCTCATAATTCCTCCGCTCCAGGAAGTTTGTTCGGGTCAACCGTCCGCTCGGGGATAGCGAGCGCTTCCTTGAGCCCTTTGATTTCGCCCCGGATGCCTGAAACCTTGTCGAGTGGCGTATCCTCGCTCTCTAGGCTTGCCCGCAGGCCGTCTAAGCGCGCTTGGATGGATCGCTTGAACCAAGCCCAACCTCGGCAGGTCTGGAGCGCTGTAGCGGCATCCTGGGATTTGTGCCTTTCGGCAGCCTGGATTCGCTCAGGTGGGTTATCGCTCATGACTTGAGTTTTCGGCAAGGCTCCCATGCGTTGGCATGGACCCAAAGGGCGGGTTAACCCAATTCCGCTTCCCCCAATCGCAAGTTAACCCGTCGAAATTATCAGGCTTAGGATACGGGCACGGGTCAAAGTCAAAAGGACCGTAAGCCTCAACAAGGCTTGCGATGGCCGGATTTTCCCAAGGAGTCAGCCAATAATGCTTTCCATCCTCACGATTCCCCGCATGGAATTTATTTTGCTCAACACTCATACGGAATCCGGGGCCGTGTAAAGGTAGCCGGAAAGCACCAGAAAGATTCCCAGAATGACCGCCAGGATCGCGGCTCCAACCGCAAACATGACAATCGCGCTGTACGTAATAAGTCGAATCATTGGGCATTGGGGTTGCCCGGCTCCGAAACGGAGCCGGATTCCCCAATAGTAGGCATGCTTTGGCCAGTTGCAATCATTGAATCGGCATTGTCGAAACCTGCGCCCTTGAGGACTTCACGGTATCCGGAAGCGAGGGCTTCGGCTGCAATGGGATTGGTGGCTGCAACGGCGTAATATCTCTCCGCATCGACAAGAGCGGCGCGCTTTCCGGGCAACTGGCGCTCAGTGAGCAGGGTTGTCATGAGAATTTGGACGTTAATGTTTAGGGTAGAGACTTCCTTTTTCGAGAATCGAAGCTCAACAGGAACGTCCCCCTCAAAGTAGGTGAAAGCCTCCGTTTCATCGTGGAACCGGTAGGTTGTCGCCACGAAGTCAGAAAGGGCACTGGAAAGCCCGTCCTTTAGCTCCATGATCGGGAGTGAGGTAAGCTCATTTCCTGCGGCCTGAATATTGTTGATGCCCGTCGCAAGCTGCGAGGTATCAAGTCCGGCAGCGGCGCTGTCGTTGGCGGATGCCGTTCCGCTCTCGTTTGTCGCAGCCTGGTTGAGGAGTTCGAGCGTTGCCCGGAGTTCGTCGGCTTTGTTGTCGTGGAGGAAAACAGACTGGAGAATCTTTGCCGGGTCTTTTCCCGGGAGAGGGGTGTATGTTTCCCCTCCGTTGATTCGCAAATGCGGGTCGTTTGCGCCTTCGACCGTATCGGAGGCGGCAAAGAAATCGACGCGTCCAGCCCGCGACTGGCAGATGACAATTCGATTCAGGAACAAGTCGATCAGCGTATTTGCTTCCTCAAATCGTTCCATTGTCCCTTGCCCGAACCAACGGCCTTCAACTTCGGCCTCGCGAATGACTTGGAACGGACGGCGGCGCGTAGGAGAGACAACCGCCGTGTAGTTGTAGTAGAGTGGGATTCTGGTCTTTAGGTCCACGACCAGCATAATGTCACGTGTAATCCCGGTGCCTTTCGGGTCGGCCTTGAGGTAAAACTCGGCGACTTCAAGACGCGGAACGGGGTCCGGACTGTGGTTGTCGATGGTTTCACCGGCAGACAGCCGCGGCTTGCTCACGTCTGAGGCGTTCGAGACGATATTCCCGCGAATGGCTCCGCCGATAAGGTCAACGGCCTGGCGGATTGTCTCAGGCGACTGGTTGGCGGCGTAGATGCCCGCAAGCTCGCTGGCCTCGATGGAATACAGGTGCGCAATGCACGGAGCCGTGAAGATGTCCGCAGCGCCAAGAGGGCACATAAAATCACGGTAATAGACCAGTGACGACTTGGCTCCGGAGTAGTGGACGGTTCGGCGCTCCACAAGTTGAGGCTCAAACCCGGTCGAGTTCCACACGCCGTCTTTGGTGGTGATTTCGTAACCCCGCTTGGACGTGTTCAAGTCGCGCTCCAAGACTTCGGTAATAACCCCCGGATTGCCCGGCAGCGCTCCTGCATCCTGAGCGGCCTGCATAGCGCCTGGGTCAGGAATCCAAAGATCGTCCCGCGTGATGTAGTCGCCATCGCTGGCAATGATCGGATTGCCGTCTGCCGCAACCATCACTTCAAGTTCTTCCTCGTAGTAGTCATCATCGACGGCTCGGGTAATCTTGAGAACCCCCTCGTTGATGACGGATGCTGTCTTGATCGCTTTCCGAAATTCGGAAGCGCTGGCTGAATCATGCAGTTTCCAGTCAGCATACCGAGCCAACTTGTCGGCAAACTGCTTGTCAGAGCGTCCCTGCGGCGTTGTGATGAACCACGGACGTGTTTCAAAGAAGTAGCGGGTAAACCGGGCAATCCGCTGCATGGCAATTCGCCGCGAAGTGGCCAGCGTCATGTTTGACGTGTTGAAAATCCCGCCGATGACCGTTTTTCGCCACGCCAGTTTATTCCGAAAAGTCAGGTCGTAGAGGAGGCGCTTCCCGAAAAAGCTGTCTGCAAGTCGCCGTTGGTTGTCCGTTCGCTCCTTTTGCTGGTTCTCCTCGGCAGCAAACCATTCCTCCCCGAACCCTGAACCGGTCGTGTCCGTTTCGGAGCGGCAAAGCTCCTTGTCCATCGCTTCGTAATGCTTAAGCGCAAGGTCAACCAGGGCGTCTTCCTGCTCCCGGGTGAGTTTCAGGATACTCGGGAATGGAGTGCGAGGCTGATCCTCTTTGAGTGGAGCAACGTGAACGTCCGCTTTCTCCAAGCCGGAAATGCTTGCGTTTTGCGGGTCGGAGTTATGATTGGAAGCATGAAATTCCATGAGTTGATGCGGAAAATGCGAGAAGATCGCGGGTTGAGTATGCAGGAATGGGCCGAAATGGCCGGAGTTTCAAAAGCCCTGGTTCACAAGGCTCAGGGAGGAGTGGAGTATCTGATTAAAGGGCCGTCGCTGATTAAGCTGCTGCGCGGGCTTGGACTTGATTCGCGGTCGCCCGAATGGCAGCGAGCAATCGCGCTTTGGTCTTCGGAGCGGATAGCTTCCGGCGAGAAGGATTCGCCTTTGAGACAAAGGCTTGTTGCGAGGCTTTCAGGTATGTCAGCCCAGCAGCTAAAGGAAATTCAGGCGTGGCTGGATCAGAAACACAGGGACAGGGAACGCCGTGGACGATAGCGGCAGCGGCGATGTAGGCGATTGAGCGCATGGATGTTTCAATAACCGTCCCGTCATGCTCGGCGCTTCCGACAATGACCCAGCCGGGGCCTTTTGTGCGCTTCGCGACGCCAAACTCAAGATGCCCGTGTTTAGGCGGCGGGGGGATGGCTTGGCGGGTGCGTTGTCCTCGGGCGTCGATGAAATTCATTAGGATGGAGCGATTTCGAGTTTGGTTGGTGTTGTGGCGGTGATTAGCCCTTCATGGAGCGAGTAAATGACGGGGGCCTCTGCGGTGCCTTCTACCTCGGCGATGGGCCAATAAAGGTCTTCTGTGTCGGCAACGGTTGGGATGCAGACGATTTCAGCAGACGTGCATAGCCAGACTGTGTATTCAGCGCGGGCCTTGCGGTACGCGGTGAATGCCGGAATATCGACCGAAGTAGGACCGTTCGACTCGCCTGCTGCGGGCGGGTCGGTTCCATCTTCACCGGGAGCGCCGCTGCCTCCTGCGCCACCATGCCCCCCGTTGCCAGCTAATCCTCCTCCAGTTCCTCCCGCGCCCGCATCTGGATCGCCGCTTCCCGTCGAACTTCCTGCTCCTGTTTCATCAACCGCGGCGTCGCCGTCATGCCCATTGTCTCCAGAGCCGCTTTCGTCTGCGCCCCCGCCCCCGCCCCCGCCTTCTCCCCCGCCGCCCCCGTAACCGCCAGCGCCGCCTTTGCCGCCAAGTCCTCCCGTTACTGTGCCGCCCGCGAAAGCTACCTTGCCGGTCTCGGACAAATCCCCCTCGGGATTATAGGTAAACTCGGTATAAACCGGCTTCACATAGATCGTTTGTCCTGGAGCGATAGATACCTCAGTCTCCGGAACTGCCACGCGGATAGCCTTCTTTTCGATGGCGCTTGCCATGTCGCTTGCTCCCGGCCCGGTGTATTTCGGGGTGATGATTAGCCCCTTGTTCACCTTTGCCGTTGTCGCAGTGACCGCAGAAACTCCGAAAAACTTACGGCTGACGACTCCGCTTTGTGGATTTCGGGCGAGGACATACATTTGCCTCCCGTTTGCATCAGTAATCCTCTGCTCGTCATATTGAGACAGCCAGCGGTGAATAGTCCGCACGCCGTCATGAGCTTCGCTGCATTGACGGCGCTGTTGCTCGGCATCTCTGGATACCGTGCTGCTGCCTAAAGATATACTTGGGATCATATTCGATTACTTGACACAATTAGTCGAAATGTAATTTTGTCCACAAATCGGAGCCGATTTTTACCCCAATACCCCAAACCCCAATGGATTCCAGAGATATTGACCCGGCCACAATGCGCGAAGCGTTATTGATGGCATCACAGGCAGTGGAGCGCACAGCAGCGGAGACGGTGCTTGATGCAAACGGCGGAAATGTCGTTCAACCTGACCCGGAAGGCGAAGGATATGAGCAGCAACCAGAGCCGGAGATTCAAGAGCCGGAGCCAGTCCAGCAGGAAGAGGAGACGCCAAAACAGGAAGACGATGACGTTTCTTTGGATGTTTCGGCAATGAAGGACAAGCGAATGAGGCTCAATAGCCTTGGGGAGAATGATCTTAAGGCCGTATTGCTGGCCAAGCGTAACCCTGACGCCGTCGATCTTCTTGAAGGGCTCATTCGCACTCACGGCAAGGAAGCCATCGCCGCCCGGCTCGGAATTACCGCAGAAACGCTGCAACAAAAGCAAGCGGAGCAAAAAGAATCCGTTTCTGATGTGGTCAAAGTGGACCCAGAGGCGCTGGAGCGTGAAATTGAAGCGCTGGACGACCTGATTTACGGGCACATAAAAGCTTTTGAGTTTGAAGAGGCTGATGCTGCCCGCGCAGAGCTTAAAGCCAAGAAGGCAGAGCTTTCTGCCGCGCTCAAAGCTCCAAAGGAAGAGCCTCAAAAAGAGGTAAAAGCGGAGGACAAAAAGGAGGCCGAATCAAAATTTTCGCCAGAGCAATTAAAAAAGCTTGTCGAAACTGATCTAGCTGCCACATATGCCAAATATCCTGAAATGGAGAGGGAAGATTCCCCTTTATGGACGGAAATACAGAAAGAGCACCAAGCTCTAGTCGCAAAAAACGACCCCATTATTTATGATTGGGATTTAAACAGTCGCATTGCTGACATAGTTGCTGAAAGGCTCAATCTAAAACCGCGGGAGGCGCGAGCCCCTGAGGTAAAGCAGCAAACACGGGTTGCTCCCGGCCCTGCATCAGTGGGGAGCCGGTCAACGGCGACTCAGAAGCCCGTAGTTGACTACGAGGCCCTTAAAAAACTCCCAGCGCATGTACTTGCCGCGGCTCTTCGCGGAGAAGGATAGCGCCCAATCAGGTTTCACCGGGCGGTCTGGCCCGTGAGTTCCGAAGCAAACCGGTCCCCGATGGGGATCACTTCTAATCCTGTCCCGCCAAATAAGGCGCGACACAACCAACTCACGTACCACCATGGCTACTACACCCGCTCCTATTGGGATGACCGCAGCAGAAGCTGCCGCCCAACTCGCCCAAATGCCAGCGCCTCAGCGTTGGAAACTCGCCGTCGATGTCTTTGAACAGGCGACGGATCCGCTCCAAGCCCTCGAAGGCAAATCCACCGCTTCCTTTGTTATCGCTGCCACAGAAGGCGCGCAAGACCAAGGGCAGCGCGTCAATATTCGCGTCCGCTCCGGCTTCTACGCAGAAGGCCGAAAGGGGACTGAACTCTTTGACGACGATTCCCATTTCGAGAAGCGCAAAGGCATCTCTTACCAAGTCCTCTTTGGCCCGCACCGGCACGGCTCCGCATATCAACGCGGCGTTGCTGCCGAACAAGGTATTGAAGTGGACCTTGCCAACGGCACTCCCGAAGAACTCGGCAAGTGGATGGGTCGCAAGAAAGCCGAAGAAGGCTTGATGACACTCCGCGAGCGCACTCCGATGGCGAACCGCTACGGAGCAAACGGCAAGAGCCTTGAAAACATCACGTCTGCCGACGTGTGGGACCGCAATCAAGCCGTTATCGCAAACGGGCTTCTCAAGCGATACGGCGGTGGCCTTGCCAATGCTGGCGCGGTGCTTGACGGTCAAATCCGTATGCGCTCGCTCGCCCTTGTGCCGACTACCGGCATTACGCGGCTCAAGCTTGATCCGGCTTACCAGGAAGCGATTCAGCTTTCCCGCGAGCGCGGTAAGGGTAATCCGGCGTTCACTGATGAAATCGTTGACCTCGACAACATGGTGCAACGTGAATACCTCGGCCTTGACCACGATGGAGACGGCCCTATCGGCTCCGTTTTGGAGCCGCGGGGACTCCTCGGCACTGCCATTGCTGCCGGTACAACCGCCATCAACATTGAGTTCGGCGCGAAAACCGCAGGACGCCTCTACAGCAAATGGTTCCCAGGCTACAACTACGAGTTTACCGAGAATGACACTCTCGGCACTCCTGCTGACAGCACTCTCGGCGCGCCTGCTTACGTTCACGGTTCTGCCGGTTCCACTGCAAACATTGCGGGAGGTGGCGAGCATTATCTTATGATCGTCAATCCTCCGTATGTTGGCGGCGCTGGCGAGCCTGCGAATGCGGTCGGTTTCTACGCCTACACAATCGGCAACGATGGGAACAAGATCACCATTACCCGGCGGCTCGGCTCCGCAGTCAGTGGCGTTCGCGATACCACCCTGGCGAGCGCTACCGCTCCCGGCTTTGCCAACTCTGTTGTGTGGGGTGCAGGCACTTACAACGGCGCTACCCTTACGGACGCGCACCCGGTCGGCTCGCTTGTGCTGCCGTGCAATATCCGCGGTGTTCCTTACGGCTATATCCCCGTTCTCGGCGGCGGCGGGCTCATGCGGGCTTACGGCTCGGTGCGCAACCACCGTGCTGTGGAGAAATCCGAAGGCGGCTTCCTGACCAAGTGCTTCATCGAGTCGGACTTTGGCCACCGCATCCGGGTCAACGCAAATGGCGTCGCTCCTGGCGTTCAGTTGGTAACGGTCGCGCTCAGTGATCCGTCCATCGCCAACATCATCCCCGTAGTCGTCTAAGGCTGCGGATTCCTGGGCGGAGTGGGTAACCCCACTCCGCCCTTACCCTACTTTTATCTTTTCATTTTATGGCCGGAGTCGGACAAGAAGTAATTAAGTCGGTGCTGAACCGCGAGTTTGGCGCGCAAACAGAAGCGCCGGGAGCGACGCATTACTATGCGCTCATGTCCACCATGCCGACAGCAGGAGGCGGCGGGGTAGAGGCAAGCGGCGGAACTGGCCCTTATGCTCGCGTGAGCAAGGCCAACGACGCGACGCGCTACCCGACAATTTCCGCGGGAACGACAGAGAAGTATCTGGCGGAAGCCGTGACATTCAGCGGGCTCCCTGCGGGCACATGGAAGGGCTTTGCCATCTACGACGCATCGACTGGCGGTAATCTCATTGCCTTCGCTACATTCACGGCTGGCGACATTACGACCGTCTCCGGAGATTCCATCGTTCTCCCAGCAAATACCGGCGTTGTAATCCAACTCGCCTGATCCGATGGCATCCTACGACGCATCAGGGGTGATTAGGCTGGACTTCGGCTCTGCCGGAGAAGCCCGTAATTCGTTTCTGTATGGGAACGGAGTTCCTGCGGTTGCCACTTTCGGAGTGAGAGCGTCGGCGCTGAAGCTGCGCGAGCATATCGGACAAGGCGTCATTCAGTTTGGGTTCTCGGCAAACGGATACGCCGACAACAGCACGCGAAAAACAACACTCACGGCAAAGGATGTAGTCGGCGACGTGCTGCGGCAGTGGGGAATGTGCTGCGACAACGCGGATTCGCTGGATGCCTGCATTAAGGGCGAGGCATTGCAGGCGGTGAATGCTGCGATCCAGTTCATTCACGCGAACGGGAAGCAACTTCCGTATCTGACGCGCAGAACAAGAGCTTACTTCTTTTCAGCAGCAACGCCATACGTTGAGATGGAGAGCGATGTGCAGCATATTGAGGGGCATGGGCGAACAGTTGCCGCTAAATATCTGAGCATTGACTATAATTACGGCGCTCCAAGCATGTCTTATCCTGGAACGCCGTTTACCACGCCTTGGTTCATGGTGCATCCAACGCCAGAAACGGACTTTTACGAATACTCGGATTTTGCCAATACGGAAGAGTTGGCGGCTTTGATACAATCAAAGATTAACAACGGAGTTGTTTGCTACGCAGACGACAAAGATATTGGATTTGACCGAAGGAATTTGAGTATCTATTTCGACGATACTCCGAAAGTCTTAATGGACTCGACGGGCTATCAGTTCATTTACAGTTGGGAAATCCCTGGAGATTTCGTAACTTACAGCGGCCTTCTTTTGACTCAGGATGTTACATCTAAATCGGTAACGCCTCTTGAATCCCGTTTTGACTACGAAAATTACGTCGCGCTTTACGGGACTGATGCCCCTCCGGCGTATTGGCTTGAGCGCCTAAATACAGGCGACGCCGATTCGTCAAAAGTAGTCCTTCATTTCGTCCCGGTCGCCACTGATCCGACATGCCTGCGTATTGACGTAGGAGTGCAGGCAGGGCGCGTGGAATGGAACGATGTTGTAGCCGGAACGACAATCCCGATTCCGCACGAATACGTGGAAAGCCTTCTGATTCCGATTGCCCGTTGGTATGCCACTTCATCGAAGAACTACCGGCAGCGCGAGCGGCATGAGGCGATCATTGAGCAATACAACCAGGCACTGGCAATGCTGGGCATGGTTGATCCTAAACCCGCGGGGCAACCCGCCAAAGACGGAGACGCTAAATGAAAGTCGCTCAGGCAGCCTCACAACTTTGCGCGTCTTGGCTGACAAAACGCAATCCCGCTGACATTCCAGCGGATTCACGACTTTTGCTTCTGTCGGCAATCACTGCCGGGATTGGTGAATATTATTCGTCGGTGCCGGTGCGGTTTCGAGAAAAGCATTGGGGTGCTCGTTTCGCCGCACCGGCTACCGGCACAATTAGCGCAACTGCCGGGGCTACGGCTGTCACTGTGAGCGGAATAACGCCAGTGGACGGCTGCACTGTGGAGATTGCTGGCGACGGCATCAAGAATACACTCCTTGCGACTGCGGCGGGAGGATGGGAATTGGCAATCCCTTACGGAGGGACGACCGGCAGCGGAAAGAGTCTGACTGTCTATCGTGACACTGCGGTGCTACAGTGGACGTTTTCACGGTTTATCACCAACCTGCGTAACGCATCTTCCGATGAAGAGTTGATTCCCATTGATTCCGGCTACGAATTCCGCGGCACGGAACAAATTCGGAATGGATACCGAATCGAGCAAGCCGGGCAGAATCAGATTGTGCGGGCTTTGCCGCTTCCGGCTGGAGACTTGCCGGTTAAGGCAGTCCTGGAGCTTTCAGGGGTGAGCTATGGAGGGATTGGCATTCTGACCAACTTCGACGCCCCTGCGCTGCCTATGCTTGACGATCACGTCACGCGCTTTGTCCTCCCGCTAGTTGCCGCGCATCTTGTGACTCATCCCGACTGGCGTGATCCGGGCATGGCAAACGTAGCGATGAATCACGCCGAAAGCGCGAGGACGAACATTCGGCTTCTTTCTCCGGTCACCAATTCCGGCCGGAAGTATCTCATATCCAGTATGTAGTATGCCAGTCATCCCCGTTTCAAAACTCGCCGCGCACATTGAGGCTACCGTAAGGGCCATCAAGGAAGGCGTCGATTTGCTTATCAAGAACAAGATCAACGCAGAGTTGCCTGATGATGTTCAATTCTCCGTGACTGTCATCACCGACGACGGAGCGGGGGCCGTTCGGCGTCTCCAGAAAACTGGCGAGTCCACGGATATTGTTGAACAGGTCCAAGAGGAATCCGTCACAGAATCGACTACGAAGGAGAGCAAAACCAACTCTGGAGGAGACAAGCAAACGACGAACTACTTTTACGAATCCGACGCCTAAACCGTTATGCCATCACGCCAGAAGCAAACCAAAAGCGAGCGTATCACTACGGAGGGTTACACCGCGGAATCAAAGCAGAATCAAACACAGAAACCCGGGAAGCAGGTTTCTAAAACTATTCGCGGCGCTCAAACTGTTGAAACAGGCGCTGATGACGTAGGCGTCACAATCCAGTTCACTATCCCGCTAAACGGTTCTTGTTGACCGGCTCCGAAATGGAGCCATACCTTTAATATATCCATGCCTTTTACTCTATTTAAGCCGCACACATGGGACATTGCTGACACGGGCAATAAGGGGACGCCGTGGGTTCTTCCGATTGGCGGACAGGGCCAGTCCTGGGAAGTCACCATTTCTGGACAAGCCGGAACAGCTACGATAGTCGCCCGCCTGTGGAATAATGCGACTGACGCTTACGGCGAATATTACGTTGTCGCGGCACTGGATGACACAAGCGATACGGTAACGGTCGTTTGTGCGGCTGATGTAGAATACTCAGTGCAGTTCACTCTGGCAAACGAGGTCATTGCTTGGGAAGTCACACCGAAAACGGCATCAATTCCGAACTCATCCACATCCGACCGTGTATGGTATCCGATTGGCAGGGACCGCCAAGCAATTCAAGACGCGCTAGATGCCGCAGAGGCCGCAGGAGGCGGCATTGTGCAGCTTGCATACGGGACTTACAATATTCTTACCGTCAACTCTCCTGCAAGTGGCGACAAAGCAGGCGGTGCTTACGGCCTCGAGATTCCCAGCAACGTATCGCTTGTTGGCTCTGGACCTGGCACTGTTTTGTCTATTGTGGCAGGTGGCGCTTTTGGCGTAGGTACTGGTATTTCACCGAAAGGAATGCGTACTGCTACGGCTAATTTTGGCGCTGCGTCGAACGTACGGCTGGCTGATTTTAGTATTGGAGCTGCTACTCAGGAAGAGAGTAATGGGAATCTCATCAACCTCGTTCACGCCAGTGACTGGATCATCGAGCGCGTCAATATCACGGGCAGTTATTTTCACGGCATCGAGATCGACCAAAGCCGCCGCATCACGGTGACAGATTGCCGCTTCTCCGGCAGCTACAGCGGCGGCACCAGTGGAAGCTGGATACAGCTGGACCGCGGGCTGGCAGGGCCGGTGAACCGTCCGGCGGGGATCACCACCAACAGCGTGGAAGACATCACCTTCATCCGGTGCTACGGGGCGGCGCGTCCATCTACAGACACAGGGGACCGGGATATTGACATCAATCACACGCCCAATCTGACCGTCACAAGAGTAGCGTTCATCGACTGCCTGTTTGAGGGCAGGGCGCGCACAGGCGTGTCCATCGCGGGTATCGACGACAACGCGGCGATTATCGACAGCCTGCGGTTTCAGAGCTGTAAATTTGTGACGAATCACTATGGGAGCGAAGCCTTCCGGTTTACAAACACCAATGCGACGGTGCGTAAGCTGATCTTCCGCGACTGCACATTTAGTGGGCCTTCTGCCATCTTTCTCCGGGCGGGCGGCAGCACGTCCACGACTTACGCGGCGACGCATTCGCAGCGGCACAGTATCAGCGTGGAAGGTTGCTCCTTCCTCTTTGATAAAACGCAGATGCCCGTGTCGTGGGACATCCGGCTGTTGTCTGTGACGGCATGGATGCAGGCCACGCTGAGAGGGAACTATATCAGGGCCTTCGGGGATTTTCCGGTATCGGTTGGAACCATTTATTCCTACGGCATCGTGTGCGTAAACAATCTGGCGCTACAGTGCTGTGATAATACGCTGATTTGGGAAGGCAATGCGACGTTTTCCGTGTCCCGTGTGGGGCTGTCGGTGTTGAGCAATGAAGCGGATGCGGCATCCCTGACGCTGGGGGAAGTGGTCACGGGGAATACCGTGTATGCCACGGGAGCCACTGGGTTCAGCTATGGTATCGTGAAGAATGGCGGCGCTCCAACGGCGCGACGGGGTTTTGTTTGGAGCGGAAACTTTAGCAACGCGGCCAACACTCCGGAGAATGGCGTCCTCGTGCTGGGAACTACCACGGCTGGCAATCCGTCAGGCGGCGGGCTGGCGCTGGCGCAGAGAACCGTCACAGCGAACACCACCATCACGCAACAGGATGGTGTGATCGACTGCGACACGGCGGCTGGCAGCATTACGGTGACCGTTCCGAATGTGCTGTTTAGAAAGTTCACCATCCTGTTCAAAACGAGCGGCAGCAACTCACTGATCTGCGGGAGCACCACGGTGACTGCCAACGGCGCGGCCATTGTCGTTTACTCCGACGGGACCACCACATTCACCAGGGGCCTTGCCCCGTCTCCATAACCTACAATATATGAAACAAACCCTCGCACTCCTTGCATGTCTCTCCGCTTTGCTTCTTCCCGGCTGTGCTGGAATGGGGCAAGTAACCTACTCCGGAAACGTCAAAGGGCTTCCCGTTGTGGTTGTCGTCGGAAAATAACCTTAGGCTAAACAACTATGCATCTTGCACCGCATCAACAAAGAGTAGTCGATGAAAAAGCCGAACTCGATGAAAAGCTTGGAAAACTTCACGACTTCATTCAGGACAACCCCATCTTCAATACACTGCCGGAGGACGAGCAAAAGCGACTCCAACGGCAAGACCTTGTGATGGCTGAATATTCGCAAATCCTCAGTGAACGCATTGAGGCATTCCAATGAAACTCCTGGCCGCGCTACAGTTTACCCTGTGGGCAATCGTCACTCTGACGCTTGCCTTTGGGATGCTGCTTACGTGGCCACTTTTTAAGGACAAAAAGACATGAACTCGGAAGAAATCAAAGCCATCCAAGAAAAGATCGGAACCGCGCCTGACGGGCACTGGGGACCGAAAAGCATTGAAGCGGCAAAGATTTATCTGCATCGCCTCAACGCGCATAATCGCATTTGGCCCGGAACGTCTCAGGCCGAACTGACCGCGTTTTATGGGCAGGCAGGCGATGAATCCCGGTTGGTCAATCTTCCTGCTCCTGACGGCATTTTCTACGAAGGAAAACAAGTCCGGACAATCCGATGCAATGCCCGCGTGGCCGATAGCCTTGGACGTATTTTGCAACGGCTCGTGAAGGAGTTTCCTCATATCGCCAAAGAATACGCCGGTTGTTTTAACAATCGAGCAATGCGCGGCGGCTCTACTCCTTCTCTCCATGCCCGCGGGGCGGCAGTGGACTTCGACCCGGACAACAACGGGAATCATACGCATTGGCCAGCGGCGGCAACAATGCCGTGGGGAGTAATGGAGATTTTCGCGTCTGAGGGATGGAAGCCAGCCGGGGTTTTCTGGTCCAGAGACGCAATGCATTTTGAAGCAACGCGATAATTCATGACAATCTCCCTCAAAAGCGAACTAAGCACAGTCACGGCAGGTTTAGGAATCAACTTCGTTGCATTCCAGCTTAGTCCAGACCAGTGGGGATATGCTGTCCTGCTTTTGCTGGCTGGCGCGCTTTTAGGGGCTTCGATTGCGGCCTACTGCGGGAAAAAGCTCGGCCTAGAGGATGCAGCGGACAGCATCATTGAAAAGATTATCGTTAATGTATCTATTGTGGGAATTTTCGGCCCCGCAATACTCGGATGGTGGATCGACCTTACAGGAATGCAGTTGGAGGCTGCCAGTCCGATGGTTGGGGGCGTAATTGCCATGTTTGGCGTTACCGCTCTTATCATCTTCATTCCAAAGATTTTATCACTGCTTCGGCGAGTCAATATCCTGCGCTTTCTCGGGAAGGCGTCAGAAGTTATTGAGCCAGAGGCAAAACCCACCCAACCTAAGCCTTGAATGCGAAAACGCAGTGGAGTCTTCTTTCTATAATCAGTCTGGTCGTTGTTGCTTCTGTCAGTGCTTGGCGGGCCGCTCAACCTATTCCTGCACCGGTCTATAAGGAGAGTGGAGGTCAGTGGAAGATTGAGGGAGTCGCAGCAATGCGCCCGAATGATTTGACTGTGGGAGAAGTTGCGCTAAGAGAGTCGCGGCGGCTCGGTCGTTTTATCAGCGCTCACGATGTGGAGCTTGCCATTTCAATGAAGTGGCTGCATCCGGAGCCTGTAAAGATTGAGTCGCAGCGGGTGACATACCGCATAACCTCAGACTACAAAATCGAATGGCCGGAGAACTTGAAAAACCCCCCGCAGTAATAGCAAAGAAAAAGCAGGGAGGAACCCCTGAGCGAGTTGATTCTACTGTGGCCATCAACACAAGCGTCCGGCGAGTCTGCGCCGCGGCAAACATTCGCGGGACAGAGGCGACCCGTGATGCGTCGCTTGTTTACACCCCGGAAGCGCTGCTTCGGGCCATTGCGGAAGGAGACGTTGGAATTGTCAATATGTGCGACCCAAAAGCGAAAGTTTTCACCTTTCAAAAGAAGACCGGTGCTTGACGGCTCCGTTTTGGAGCCGATAATCAAGCGCCCCAAACAATTCAAACCTGCTACACACCATGCCTGCAAATCTCCTTAATCCGTTTGGATCGCCTACTGCTGACGTTAAAGTCGGCAGAGTTACCGCCTACAAATTCACCCAGCAAGGACTCCAGCCGCAAAACGGTTACGGCGGCATCCTTCCGGCCCGCGGTCAAGTTTTCAGCCCTCGCAATTGCCATACTGGAAACGCTCCTGCTGTTGCTTCGACTTCCGGGACCGATTCAACTCCGGTGATTACCGAGGTGTACATTGCCGAACTGAAACTCGAAGCTGGCGCGACTGTTACTGGCTTGGCGAATTTCAACGGCTCTGTTGCCTCTGGTAACATCAAGGTTGGGTTGGCCGACTCGACGGGTCGCATTATCGCCACAAGCGCGAGCACGGCAATGGTCGGAACCGACTCTTATCAGCGAGTCCCGTTCACTCGGGCTATTGCCCTTCCCGGCCCCGCTACCTACTACGCTCTGCTCTTTGTCGATAACGTGACTGCGCGCTTCAACACGCACACTGTCGGCAATTTCGGCGCGGCCAAACAAACCGGCCAGGTTTACGCTACCGGATTCACCACAATCACCCCTCCGACTACGTTCACAACGGCGCTCGGGCCAATCGCGACCCTCTACTAATCGCGAACTTCTCGGCGTGTCCCCAATGCGCGCCGGGTATCCTCCATATATGGCTTTCCCTCCAATAACATCGAACAGGCCTTTGGCATTCAATCCGCGTGGACTCAAGCCGAAAGCTGTTTTTAAGTCTGGAGTAACAACGCTTTCCGATCCATCGCTAAGTTCGGTTCTTGCAGGCGATAAACTCAAGCCCCAGCCTGGGACAGAAAAGAGAGGCTTATTCCCTTGGTCCGGAATAAAACCTCAAGCAAGGTCAGTTGACGAGTTGACACTGACAAAGCCGCTACAACCGGGCTGGCGGGGAACTGCGGAAAACAAGTTGCCAAGTCTAAACACTGGCGCAGTTGGAGCCAATGGAGCCAATAGAGACAACGGAAATAAAGGCGCAGAGCCAGAAAAGCCAATCCAAACGAAAAGCGGGATCAATTTACTTGGTATTGGCGGGAAATTGAACTCGATTGGAAAAGAGATGGTTTATATCAACGCCATAAATTCACCTACGGCAAAAGCCAATAGGTTAAAATTTACGGGAGGGAAAAAACAACCGGCTCTTATCCAAGAACGATTGCAGGCTGACAAATTCCAGCGAGGCCTTGCCCTCCAAAAGCAGATCAATGAACGCAATTTCGCTCCGAACTCTGGCGCTTCTGCGTCTCCTTCTAAGCTTGGAACGATGGGCGCGAGCACTCTTCCAGCGCCGCAGAAAGCTACTGGCCAGCCTTTAGGCGGAACTCAGTTCACCGGCTTGCAGCCGTTGGGCTCCACTCCGCAGGCTCAAGAGCCGCGCCCGCCCATGCAATCCGCGATGAATCCGCAAAGCTCGGTGTATTCGTATCCGCGTGACAATACGAGTCCAGAAGACGCAAAAACAGAAAACGCAATAATCCAGCCGTCGCCAGACGACATGGAGGCTCTAAATCAGTTTGCCGATGCAGAACTTGGCGGGCTTGATTATGAGCAGAAAGTCAACGGTCGTAAGCGTGGCCTTCGTGTGATGAGCGGCCCTTACAAGGACATGACTCCACAGATGGCAATGAACGCCGTCCAAAACAAATTCCGCGGACTTGATCCAGTCCGCAAACAGCAGTTCGCAACTCGAAACAAAGGGCTGGCCTATCGTCCGGCCCCTTAGTTTTCGGTTCACCCCTTTTACCGCATCCTTCGTGATGCACCGTCCGCGCCGGGTGTTGGCCCGCGAGGAATGATTCGTTTTCATATCCTCGTATTCTCATGGCCCGAAATTTCGCCGTTGTTCCTCCCTCTCCTTCTCAGCCTACTATTCGCGGTATTGATCCGCGCAAAGTGCCGACCTTAGCGGCGGCAATGCCTGAGCAAGTCGATTCACTGAACCGCAGCGATGCTTTTGCAGCCAGGGAAGCGGAACGCCAGCAGCGCGAACAAGAAGCCGCTCTAAAAGAGCAGCAGCGTGAAGCAGAGAAAGCCAGGGCGGCAGCAGAGAGAGAGGCAAAGATTACCAAGAACTCTGCGGCAGAGGCCGACTTGATGGGGCGCGGCGTCGTGCAATACACGGACGCCCGCGGCGACATTCAACCGGTGCGTGATCCTGAAACCGGGAACGAAGTATTCCGGCCAAAAGTCACAAAACCTAAGTGGGACGAACAGGGGCGAGCTTTTGTCATCGAGCGCGACGAAACAGGCGCGACGCGGCAGAAATTCCTGGACGCCAACGCTCCTATTGGTCGCAATCCGAACGACCCGAACGACCCGGCGCTGTACCGTCAGAATAAACATTCCAAGTGGGATCGTATCGACCCCGAGGAAGCTATCGGCAGCGATGATCCGACTTTGCGAGGAGCGGCGGCGTCTCACTTAAAGCAGATGGAAGCGGAGAACCTGAAAAGGGAACTCCAGAAGCTCAACATCGCTGACGATGAAGCCTCGGCTACAGTCGGGCGACCATCAAAGAAGGACCTGGAAGACGCCGGGTTTGATCTTTCGAGCGAAGACCCAACGGTTAAAGCGCGGGCTCAAGCCGTAATCGACGCCGACAAGCAGTTTCGCGACCGGGCAAAGCAAAAGGCTGATTTGGGGCGCAAGATGCTGGAACTTGATGCTCTGGACAATGAGCGGTTTTCCAAACGATTCCGCGCCTCAGTTCCTGGCAGATTGCAGGCAGAGAAGAAAGACGCCCTCATGCGCCAGCGAGAAGCGCTCCAGAAGGAATCGGACGCGCTCGGCTCTGAAATAAAGTCATTCAATCAGGAGTCGCAAAAGCCAAAGACAGCGGAAGAAAGCGCCGCGCTCCAGTCCCGGTTTATTTCCCTGAACGAAAAGCAGGCGCAGATTCAAGCCCGCCAAGACTCGCATAATCAGGAAGTCCAGCGGTTTAACGATTGGGAAAAGCGCCGTCAGTCTGACGCCATGGAAAGCCGGGCAATGGGCCTGAAAAAGTGGGATGCTGATGCAAAGGCAATGCAGCCCGCCGTGGCTAAACAACAGAAGCCGCTAAAGACAGTCGAGGAGCTTTCCGGTCCAGTGCGGCCCGGTGGGCTTCGCGCCTTGTCGTTCCGGAATGACGGAATCGAACTTCGCGACGGAATCGAGCGGCTTCCTGAAATTCTTGACCATCCGGAACTTGCCACGCAGGACATTTACCTGTTTCCGGTGGCGGATGATATTGGCGCGATTCGGGCTAATCGCCCGGCTGGTATTGAGCGAATCAGTCAGGCGCGTAAGGCCATTGATTCCCGCGTTGATGAGCAGTCAAAGGCCGCGAAGGAATGGATTGAGGGCAAAGGCGCGGAAATGATACAAGGCGGGCAGCCGGTTTCCGGAGTCGAGAACGCTTTTGCGGCTCACATGAAGGAATGGGGCAAGCAAAACCGCCAGCGGCTACTGACTGAGGTAAAGGAGCTTTCTGACCTGCAAAAGCTGACGTTCACCGGCATTGTCCCGGTAAATCAACTTGTGTCAGCGTGGAAGGCGGCGGGTAGAGACGCCCGTATTGCTCCAACGGTTACAGAGGTTCTGGACGCTGCCGGAGATAAGAACGCCCAAGATGTTGGCACGCAGAAAAAGCGCAGTGAGGCGCTGGACGCCTACATTCGGGAATTCCGCGGGACTCCCTTGTTTAACGAGGAGGAAGTAGCGCGAATGGCCGAAAAGCAGGGCAAGCAGCTACTCCGTGAAAGCCTCAACAAAAATCAAGGATGGCTATCAGCGGCTGGCGGCACTCTGCGCAATACCATGGCGACTATGGGGAAGGGGCTTGAAGCAGGTCGTGCCGTGTGGAATTACCTGACCGGCGACGTGGAAGAGGCGTTGACGCTCAAGGATGAAATCGAGCAAGTAGATCGCGGGCTGAATTTGAACGAACTCCAGACAGCCTGGAGTGTGGACAATCAATTTGGAGGCAACTTCCGCTCATTCCGCGACTATGCCAACTGGCTCAGTCGCGTAGGAGTGGAAGCGGTTCCGCAAATGCTGCCAACTATCGCAACGGCTGGCGCTGGGTCAATTCTCGGGCAAGCTGGCGGAAAGTTCTTTGCAAATCTCGGGGTAAAAGGCGCGACCGCTGAACTGGTCGCTAAGGGACTGACTGAAAAGGCCGCGAGAACTGCAATTCAGAAAGGATTGCTGTCAGAAGCTGCGGCTGGAAGCGCGGGGACAATCACAAAAATGGTGCAAAAGGCCGCGATTGATCGGGCTGGCGCTATCGGCATGAAAGGCGGCGCGTTTCTCGGGTCGCTCCAGCAGAACGGCAGCGAGCTTCTTTCCAATACCCTTGCGCAGTTCACGGCCCAGGACATGCGCGAGCGTCCTGATGACGTGAAACGCGCTCTTGCTGGTGCTCTGATGCTCTCCGTCCCGGCGGCGGCGCTTGACTTAATGGACGGCAACGAAAAAGCGCTCTACATGGCCGCGCTCAAAGAGCCAGCAAAGCGATTCCACGCGAGAGCAGGGAAGGCAATGCTTGGAGCCGTAAAGGAATTCGGTCTGGCGTCACTCAAGGAGGGCGGCACAGGCTTTGGACAGTCGATTATCGGCGTGCTCAACTCGCGGCAGACAAAAGGCGAGCAAATGGATGCGCCGCTAACAAAGGCGGAAGTCGATGAAATCATTGAAGGCACATTTGCGGAAGCGGCGGGCGGAGGCGTGATGCACGTCAGCACGGGCAGTATTGCCAAAGCGAAGCAGTTATTTCAGTCATGGAGGGCCGGGAAGTCGGCAGAAATCGAAGCCTCTAAGGCCAATGAAGCCATTGCAGCAGCAGACAAGAACCCGGAAGTTGCGGCGCTGATTGGCTCCGTGTCCAAAAACGGCGATGTTCAGGCGTTTGATCGCGAGATTCAGGCGGCAACAGAGGCTTACGACAAGGCCGTGAAGTCCGGAGATTCCGATACAGCGCTGCAAATCCGCGTAAGCCTCCCGCTGCTGCATAAAGCCAAAGCACAAGCCGCGGCTCAACTGGTAGAGACGGCAATGCAGGCAACGGCCGAACTCAATGCCGCTCAGGCAAAAGTCGAACAGGCGATTGCCAGTGATCCGAACATCCAGGAAGACAGTCCGCTTTTTGCGCAACTGGAAGCAGTGAAGCGAGCCCGTGCGGTTGCCCGCATTGCGACTGGCGCAGACGTGGCAACGCTGCCGGACTCTGAACTTCGTGCTGTTGGTTATGAGCGCGGTCCGGACGGCGGTCCTAAGCCGATTAAAGGCGTCGTTCCAGCCGTCACTCCAGCGCCGGGCGGCGGTTGGGTCATTACCGATGAAGCCATCAAAGCGGCAGAAGCCGTATCGCCAGCGGCAAGGGCATTGGTGAAGTTGGATGAGCGCACGGCGCGGATTCGTGCCGCTTTGCGTATGCAGGCGGCAAGCGATGGAGGAGAAATGCCTGCGGTTTCGCCGCAAACTGCTGATAATCAACAGTCGTCTGGTGGAGGGAAATCAACGGAAAAGGAGCAGTCAATCCCCTCAAATCTTTCAAAGTTCAGCGTCACAGTCGAATCTCCAAGCGGTAAAGAATCCGTGATTGAAGTAGAGGCGACCGACTCAAAAGCCGCGTCCGCAGATGTTGCGGGCCGCGGGATCGGGATGGTGCGTGACGTGCAGCAAGTTTCCGGTTCTGCCGCAAGATCGCCAATAGAGGAGGCGCTAAAATCATTCGGAGAAGGGGCGTTGACCGCTACAGCAGCCCGCGTCAGAGAAGGAAAAGACATGACGGTGCGCAGGGCCGATGCCATTGCAGCGCTCAGGGTTTCGCCGGTGCATACCATAGAGGACAATGCCGACGGCTCGGTGCGAATCACTGGAGTGCTGGACCCGGTTACAAAACAGTGGGTTGGAAAGGCTCCCTCTCCCGCCTCACCCCAAGTTGCGCCAGCGCCCGCTGCACAGACGAGACAGCAGCAGAGAGAAGCAGTAAAAGCAATAAGGGCCGAAAAAGACCGTCTGGAACAAGAGTTTTTGGATAAGTGGGGACTGCCGCCATTGGAGGGAGATGCTACCTATGAGCAATGGAAGGCCGAACGGGTAGCGTTGAAGGAAAAGATCAAAGGATTATACCAGACACCAGGGGAAACCATCGCACCCGACAGCATCGACGCCGCGGCAGGCACCCCGGTGGAAACCAAAATTAAAGCGCTGGCCGGCAACGCATGGGATGCACAAGGAATAGGCGATATAATGAACCAGCCTCAATATTCCGCCCCTGCTATTCCAGGCTTGCTGGATGCGAGAATGGACGCGCAAACGCTTGGCGGCAGGGTAAATCTGGTGTTCGAGGGACGAGCCGCGGCAGAAGCGTTCATGCGCCGAATCCCGCATGGGTTGACCTATGGAATCAATGACGCCGGTGGAATCTCTGTCGTCAATGTGCGCGACGTGGCTGGCGGAACTACATTGACGGAACAGGCGCTAAAACTTTCGCCAATTTCAACGGCATCGCCAGCGCCCGCGCCCGCATCGCCAATTGAGGAAGCGCTAAAATCATTCGGAGAAGGGGCGTTGACCGCTACAGCAGCCCGCGTCAGAGAAGGAAAAGACATGACCGTGCGCAGGGCCGATGCCATTGCGGCGCTCAGGGTTTCGCCGGTTCACACCATAGAGGACAATGCCGACGGCTCGGTGCGCATCACTGGAGTTTTGGACCCGGTCACGAAGCAGTGGGTTGGAAAGGCTCCATCTCCCGCCTCACCTCAAGTTGCGCCCGCACCCGCTGCACCGACGAGACAGCAGCAGAGGGAGGCCGGTTCCGCTCATGAAACAAAGCAGGATCGGACCACTATAGAAAAGGCGGTCGGCCAAACTATTGGCGATGATCTCGGAAAGATTGCGGGCGACTCCTACGAAGCCGTAAAAGCCGTGTTTCCTGGCGGTGTTGTCGTCAATGACGGCGACGCTGGCGGCGGCGTGTCCGTTGAGGAAAAGGACGGCAAGATTACCTTGGTTGTTTCCAAAAAAGCACTCAAAGCGCAGCAAGACGGAGTCGGCGACGGAATGGGCAAATGGATTCAAGCGGCCATCGTAGAGGAAGCCATTCACGCCGTTGCTCTTAGCCTTGAAAAGTCCGGAAAATTGGACGCGACATCAATTTGGAAATCGCTTCCGAAAGTCGTCCGTGATCACGTTGTCCGCGTTTACGGGAACGCTTCCGACAGGAATCTTGGGCATGAGTTCTTGCGCATGGTTATCCAAAACCGGATTTCCATAAATGGGACTAAACTGGAAGTCACGGGAGACGCCGGGATATCAGAGGAGTTGGCGCCAAAGACGCTAAAAACACTTTGGAAGGCACTCAATGCCATTCGTAAATACCTCGTTGATTTGGTCGGCAGCCTGACGGAAGCGGGGGCCGATAAGGCGACCGTCAAAGCCATCAAGAAGAAGGCGGATGAGATTGAGGCCATGCTCTTGGAAATGACCGGAGCAAATGAACCGGCGACTCCTGCGGCGGAGACGACAGTGTCATCACTCGCCGAGGAGGCGAAGAGGTTTGCGGGGCAGCTTTCCAAAAAGGCTCCCAATCTGATCGAACGTCTCATGGACATGCACGCCGATGGAAAGACGGCTCAGGAAATAGCGTCTGCATTGGGGATAGAGGTCAGTGACGTGAGAAAATTGCGCGTGGGGCTTGATCTGCCTTCCCACGGTCGTGGCTTTGTCGGTGATGATGACCCAATGCTTAAGGAGCGGTTTGACGAGTGGGCGGCAAAACGAAAGGCGCAAAATACGACTGCTACGGCTCCAGTTCCCGCGAAGATTGTTCCCGTCGGAACCGTTCGCGAGGATAATACCTACGAATCAGAGAATGCGGACAGAACCAGGCGGCTGCGGTTCAAGCTGGCGTTGATCGACCTTTCCACTACCGGCAACAGTCGCGGGACAAAATATCAGCCGCGGGAGCGTTCCCGGGTGGAAAGCCAGGCTCAGATTGTCGAGTTGGCGAATTCATGGAGCCCCGAAAAGGCGCTTCCTGCGACTTCAATTGAACACGGTCCGATTGTAACAACGGACGGGAACATCCGTTCCGGACACGGACGGGAAGCGGCATTGCGCGAAATTTACAGCAATGACGCCTATGCGCAGACTGCGGAAGAAAACCGCGCATTCCTCAAGGCCTATTTCACACAGCAGGGGATGACAAAAGAAGCAGCGGCTGTCGATAAGATGGCTATGCCTGCGCTCGCTGCGGAGATTGTCGATTTTGGAGACTACGCCAGCGAGTCTGACCCGCTACTTTCCTACGTGAGAGATGCGAATCCGGACGAAATGAGCCGGGTTGAGGAGTCCATTAAAAATGCCGGTGAATTGCGTCAGAGCCCTGCGCTTGTTGACAGGCTTGAACTGGATGCCAACGGCGACTTCATCGAAGACGGCGATGCAGGCCAGGCGGTTCTTGCCATCATTGAAGCCCTTGGGCTGCGAAATAAGCTCACGCGAGACGGCAGGGCTACTCCAGAGCTTTACGATACGGTTCGGCAGTCTTTGCTGGCCTATGTGCTTGGAGCCGACACAGAGAGCGGCAGGCGTTCCGGAATGGAAGTCACGTTGACCCAGCTTGTAGAGGACAGCGGAGACAATCGGACGGTGAATTTCACAAAGGCCCTTGTTCGCAGCGCGGCGACTTTGGCGAAGATTCAGAATGTGAAACCTGAGTTTTTCACTGACTCGCTTGCTCCTGCGGTGCAAAAGTTCGTGGCGTGGAAACAGGAAGGCGGCAAAGGCCGGTTCTCGGAATACCTGGAACAGGGCGACATGTTCGCAGAACCTACTCCAGAGGACGTTTTGCGCATCGGCAGGGCACTGGACAGCGCTAATGGACTGCGGGTGCTGTCGGCGGTTCTGGACAGTATTGCAGAGGATGCCGCTTACGGCGGCGTTGACCTGTTTGCTGCAATGAACGCTCCCGTAACGGAGCCGATTGTTGAAACCGTTGTTCCTGCGGCAGAACCGATTCGCGAGACGATCAAGAAAGCCAGAAAGGCGACCAGCAAAGCGCCTAAGACGGTCAAGGCTAAGGCGAGGAAAGTTGTCGAAAAGCAAATCGAAGAATCGAAAGCAGTTCCGGAAGAGGACAAGGCAACACTGAAACAGGAAGCGGAGCAAATCGCCCCTGACGGAAGCGCCGGGAGGCAAAAGACAATTCAGGCATTTGATGGGCTTTTTAGTAAGCGGCTTGATCCTCTACAGGGAGGATTCTACAGCCAACTTGCCCGCGTTGTTGCGGTCAAGATGCCCGGGCGCGCATCGGCAGACCACCTTATCGGCATTGTCTCCAATCCTCAAAACGGAATCAAGCCTGAGGAAGTGAAATGGAGCGGGCTGATTCCGTGGGCAAAGTCTCAACCGCAGCCGTTGAGCAGGGACGCGGTTGTTCAGTATCTGGCAAACGAAGGTGCGGTGAAGTTTGAGGAGGTTCGCAAAGGGGACGCGGCAGGGAACAGGGCTAAGCTCAGTGCTTATCGGCGTCGTATGAGGGCTGGGGAGGGGCTACAGGGAGTAGAGCAACGCGAATATGAACGTCTGGCCTCATTTGATGACGATGGCGGCGATGATTCAAAATACTCCCAATACCAACTCCCCGGTGGCAAGAACTACCGCGAGGTTGTGCTTTCGATGCAGAGGAAGTTCACGTCCGACCAGCAGAAAACCCCGAAGCAACTTGCCAAGGAAATGTTTGGCGCGGACAGCATCTATGACCTGACCGCAGAACAGCAGCGGCAACTGATGGCCCGCAATGAAGTGAAGGACCGCCCCTACACATCCAGCCATTTCCCCGACGTTCCAAACTACGTTGCGCACACCCGCCTAAATGAGCGCGAGGACTCAACTGGAGAAGCAGGGCTTTTCATTGAGGAGTTGCAGAGCGACCGGCACCAGGCAGGACGTGAGAAAGGATATAAATCTGACTCAATCGAGTTTTATCTAAAGGCAAAAAATGGCGGTCAAAATGCTGGCCCTTTTGATTCTCGAGAATCTGCCGATTTTGCCAATGACGGAAGCTTTACCGTTGAAACCCGCGAGCCTTTGGCTGGAATTCCTGACGCCCCATTCCGCACAACTTGGCCTGTAGCCCTATTTAAGCGCGCCCTGCGTGATGCAGTGGGCTCAGGTAGCCCCGCATGGAAGGATGCCACCAAGCCAGAGCGCATCGGGGAACTGAGCGATAATTTCTTGGGGGGTAAATACCCGCTTCGCTCTTCGCTCGGCCCCGTGGAGGCAGGCGTGCTCCGATTGGCTGGAAAACACAATCAGGTTCGTCGCGCTATTGTTGCGGCGGTCCCGGTCAATATGGTGCGTGATCTTGCCAGCCATAAACTCACGCCCGAGCAACTCTTCGGCGGTTCGGATGTGGTCTGGAATACGCTCCCCGTCAACAGACGTTCGGACGTAGCTAACGGGGTTCGGGACGCGCTTGTGAAGACCGCCGCAGACCTTAGAGCAGCACTTAACTCGGTGCTTTCTGGAGGGCGAGACCAAGAAGTCCTTCCCGCATTGAAGGCAAGTGTTCTTGCACCCGGTGAAGTTGTGGGTCTTCTTTCCCCGTTTAGCTCTGCTAATTTTATCCCCGTTCAGCGTGGCGTTGAATCGGTTGCCGCAAGTGGGGGAGCAAAACTTGGTAGCGAACTTGCTGGTGATACTTCCTCCGCAGAATTGGCAAATCTTTTGAATCGTCATGCCGCGATTATACATGGTCGTCCAGTCGATTCAATACAAATCTTCAAACCTTCTTTCTCATGGCTGGGTTGGACCTCAGGTGAGACGCAGGCGGATCGGTTCGACCTTTCAAAGCAGGTGGATGAAGTGGTTTACTACTCAGACACTCAGGACTTGCAGGCGTTCAAGGGCGGGAAAGAAGTGATCTTCCAAAAAGGCGTTTCAAAAGAAAGCCTTCCGGATTACATAGGCAAAGAAGCCGCCAACAAACTTCTTAATTCTCCAACCGAAACGAGTCCTTCAAAAAACGGTGGTGAGAACCTGACTCTAAAAGGCGAGGATTTGAAAATCGGAGGTTCCGGAATGGCCGGTTTCTATGATGGGATACTGCCGAAAGAAATCTCGAAATACGTCAAGCAGTGGGGCGCGAAAGTCGAGCGTGGAGAAACTGACGGAACTCCAATCTGGAAAGTGTCGATCACTCCGAAAATGGCCGACTCAGTGAGCAAAGGGCAGCCGTTGTTTTCTCGGCGGATTTCAGAGAAAGAGGATGCTGAATACCTCGCCGCGGTCGAACGCGGTGACATGGAGACAGCGCAGCGAATGGTGGATGCGGCGGCAAGGAAATGGATTGAGACGGCCCCCGCGATTAAAGCGGGTGACGATTCAGATGGAAGAACGGTTACCGGAGAGCCTCCGAATGCCGGGAGTATCGGGGCATCGCTCAACGATTGGGAGTCTTTCGGTATTCGTGACGTGCCTTATGGGTGGGTGGTAGGAACACCCGGAAAAGAACAACGATTAGCGGAGGCGATTCAAGAAAGCGGCGAAATTGCACCGCTGATTATTGTTGTCGATGGGCATAAAGACGGAGCGGCTTACGTTTTGGAAGGCGCTCATAGAATTGACGCCTTGGCAACTATTGGGGCCAAGTCGTTTCCGGCGTTGGTCATTTACGATAAATCATCCGATCCTGTAACCCGTGACGAGTCCGGCAACGTGATCCCGCTGTCGAAGCGGTTCGACTCTGGCAGCGACTCAATTCTTTACTCAAAGCCTCTAGTCACATACCGAAAAGCACTCCCGAACGACAAAGAGCGCCGGGCCAAAATGATTGATGCGGCAGAAACGCTGATTGCGGAAGGCGTCAAAACTCCGGACGGGCTGGCGGAAGTCCTGGACGGCATCAGTAAAAGCCTGCGGGAGTATTCGCAGACGTTCTGGAGCTTCTTTACGCAGCTTGATGAAACGCTTGAGTATGTTCCGGACTGGCAGGCGGTTTACGACAAGCGGGATGGCATTGATGCCAAGCAGTCCGCCGCCCCCGAATCCGAGGATGATAAAAGACAGCGTGTTTACGCTGAATCCGATTCCTCATTCAAAGCGCTGAATGAGGCTAGTGATGCCCAAATGCTGGCTCTTGATAATGTGATTAGAGCGACCAAAGGGCTTCCTGCGCTGAATCTTGAGCAGCAGACGGACGCTAGTATTGAAGCGGACAGGGCTAAAGCAGAAGCGGCAGCGAAGAAAAAGCAGCAGCAGCAAGCGATTGATGCAGCGGCAGCGGCTCCGCTGACTGGAAAGGACACGACGGGGCAGGGCGCTTTGTTTGCTGACGATCCCGCAAACGACCTTTTTAGCGGGCCAAGTGCGGAACAAATCTTCAACAATCCGGAGGCCAACACCTCGCCTGAAACCGTCCAGGCAACGACGGAACCCAACGCATCCAATGAAGAAGGTCAAAAAGAAGGGCGGCAAGCGCTGCTAAACAACGGCGGCGTCGCTTCGGCGGCGTCGCCTACTCCGACTTCATCCGGACTCTCGGACTTTGGCGAAAAACTCGGAGGCGCGAGGAAAGACAAGGCAGCAAAGCGAGTCATTACGGATGCCGACTACGAAAAAATGTCTCTTAGCGAGATATGGCCGAAATCGGAAGTGGATAGCATCGAGGATACGGCGCTTGCCTCGCTGGCGCATAGTATCCGCGATTCTATTCCGACAAAGCCTCAGAAAGGCTACAAGGTTAAGAGTTGGGCGGAAAACGTGAAGACGGTTCTTGGCCTTGTAGATGTAGCGATGGAGAAGGGCTTCGATTTTGTAATTCAGCAAATGGCTTCAAACCGAGTGCTGTCTGGACTTGCTGCAAAAGCGAAGATTCTCCAGCAACTTCCCCGCGCTCAGTGGTCGCGCATTGGGAATGTCGAATGGTGGCCAGACGCCTACTCCTTCAAGACAGACGAAAGCGGGAAGACTGTAACCGGAGAGGACGGAAAAGTAGTCCGCGTTTTCAGCCCTTTTGGCTCCATCGAAATCGACAAAGGAAGGTTCCGCGGTAAAAGCGTTGAAGAACTGGAGGCAAAAGCCAAAGAATTTCCGGAAGGCGCAAAGACTGAGCGGAAGATTGAGTTTGAGGTTCGCGGGCGCGAAGGCGTCGGCTACTACATCAACAAGAAAGGCGACGCGCTCCGCAGAAAGCTTAAGTCGTTCGATAATTCGCAGGACGCCTTGAAGTTTGCTCGCGCCCCAGAGAACTACGATGAACTTGCCGCCGCATGGGATGGCATTAAAGAAACGGACAACGTCAAAGAGACAGACGTAAGGAGAGCAGAAAACCGGCCCCGTCGCGGTGACGATTACCGTAAAGGCGCGGACGCCACTCCAGAAATGTTCATGAGCACGTTCGGATTCCGCGGTGTGGAGTTTGGAAATTGGGTAAGCCAAGGGAAGAATGCAAAAGAGCGGCAAGGGATGCTCAACGCCGCTTACGATGCGCTCATGGATTTGGCTTCGATCACGGGCTTTCCGGCGCGTGCAATCTCGCTCAACGGCTCGCTCGGGCTTGGGCTTGGCTCTCGCGGCAGCGGATGGGCAAGCGCTCACTATGAGCCGCGCCTCATTGTCATTAATCTCACGAAGACCCGCGGTGCGGGCTCACTGGCGCATGAGTGGTTTCACGCGTTGGACAACTACTTTCAGCGGCAGCGCAACGCGACAGGCATAGCCTACGGGGAAGGCGACTACATCACCAAAGAGCCGGAGAACTATTATCAGGACAGCCGCGGTTATCGTATTTCAGAGACGCGATTCAATCAAGTCCGTCTCAAGAAAGAGAACTGGAAGCTTGTTGAGGGCGTTCGGCCAGAAGTAGCGGCAGGCTTTGCCGCTTTGGTCAAAACGCTGGATGCGTCTCCAATGGCAAAAAGGGCAAGCCTTCTGGATAAAGGGAAAACGAAATACTGGTCCGACATTATCGAGCGTGCGGCTCGGTCGTTTGAGAACTTCATCATTGCCAGAATGATGCAGGATGGATACCACAACGACTATCTCGCAAACGTGGTAAGCGTCGAAGATTTCGCCCGCGACGCGGGGCGTTATCCGTATCTGCTTGCTGACGAGATTCAGCCGGTAAAAGAGGCTTTTGAGTCGCTTCTCGGAGCCATCAAAACCAAAGAGACGGATAAAGGGCTGGCGCTTTACAGTGCAAGAATCAACCCTCCGAACCTTCACGCCGCGCTCAAAGCTCGCGAGAAACTGCGGGCAATTACTGACCCATCTCCAAGTCAGCGCGAATCATTGCGGCGAGTGGAGGAAGTGATTCTGCGCGAAGAAAGGAAGCTTGGACAGGCGATGATGTTCCGAGACGAAGAAGTGATTCCGTCGCGCCCGCTACAGACTGCGAAGTTTGAGCAGATGGCGTTGTTCGCGAAGAGTCTCCGTGATTCTGGCGGAAAAGTCACGCCTGCTCAGGATGCTGAATACATGGCCGCGGTTGAGTCCGGCGACATGGAGGCCGCGCAACGGATGGTGGACGAGGCGGCGAAGGCGGCGGGGTTTATGCGGAAGGTATGGCGAGGCGACTCAAAACAAATAACAAAATTTGATAGAGAACACCTGTCTTCAAATTTTACTAGTGCCCTTGGGTTTAGTTTTACCACGGACAAAGTAACGGCAGAATCTTACGGTTCACCTGCCCAATACTACATTGATACGCGTAAAACATGGAGAGTCGATTACATTGAAGACCGCGGGGTATCTGATGACGCTTTTGGATATGACGAAGAAGAATTGGCAGCCCTACTTGGAGCTGACGGCATTGACGTAAACAACGAAGACGAGGTAAACGAGTGGTGGGACAATCTCGGGAAAACCGTCATCCGCATAGATAACATTGACGACAGCAGTATTTCTGGAACTGGCGTTTATAGTGGCGACCCAGAAAGAAAGGCAACACTTTACATTGTTAGGAACCCATCCCAAATCAAATCCGCTGACCCGGTGACTCGCGACGACGCAGGCGACGTAATTCCGCTGTCGCAGCGGTTCGACTCTGGCAGCGACTCAATCCTGTATGCCAAAAGCTTCCGCAAAGAGCTTGAGGATGCCGGGATGGATATTGGAATGCTGGACGCTGCGACCGATAGAGCGAGGCAGGAGAAGCCCGGACAGCGGACTGTCGGGCGTCCCGATTTGGCGCTTGGAGCACTCGACCCTGTGATAATGGGAGTCGATGAAACCCGGATTGTTGAGGAGCAGACTTTTGAGCAGTGGGACGCGGAAGCGCGGCAGATGTTGCGGAACGATTACGAGGCAACGGTAAAGCGTATCCAGGAAATAGGTAGGAGCGGCATGGAACTGGACCCGGCTCTGACTCGCGCCGCTCAGATGATTGTTGCCCGCGAATCGCGCAAAAAGATGAATCCGGCGCAACAGCGGCGGTTGCAGTGGCTGGTTTACAGCTATCGCAATTCCAGGACTCAGACAGCCCGCTCATTGGCTGCCGGGCGTGATCCGTTCATGACTCCTGAGGATCGGCACCGCGAGTTCCTAATGAAGATCATCTTCACTCCGACAAAGGAAGTGCGCGACCGGTTGGAAATGGCGGAAGGCATCGAGGAAAAAGAGCGTATCATGAAGGAGCAGCGCGATGAATTGGAGCGCATCAAAAAGGAATTGGCGCGGCTCGGGATTTCGCTGGATGACATTTTCAGCGGGTCGGTATCGCTTGTGCTCAAGAATGATCCGATTGTCGCCAAGCTGACGGCATCACTGGACGCCAAGCAGCGTGGAGTTGTGCCGCTCCTGCAAAAGGGGATGGCGTTCAAGGATATTGCTAGAGCTACAGGGCTTCGCGAGGATGCCGTAACGGCACTGCATACGGATTTGAGAACTAAGGCTAAAGCGGAGGTTCTTGCCCGTCTGCGGGCTATGCGTGACTCAGCAAAATCGGCCCTCAAGTCTGCGCGTATCAATGACGATGGAGGGGCGATTGTTGACGCTGCTGCACTTGCAGGAATGAGCGACGCCGAAGCGGAAGCGGCAATGCAGCAGATTGCGGAACAGATGGTGCAGCAAATGGGATTCCTTCCTGTCGAAAAACAGGGTAAAATGAAGCCATCCCGCCGCAAAGCGCGGAAGCCAATCTTCCAAGTCCCTCCCCGTCGTGAACCCGCTCCGGCTGACGAATCCATTCAGCCAGGAGAAGGCCGCACAAAAGGCGATGAACTCGACCTTGGTAATACCGAAGGCATGACAGAGGATGAAATCAAACGCCTGACACGTCCAGTAGAGCGCACGAAGCCAGGAACGCAGCCGCGCATTGAAGGGTTGTCGCCTGCGGCTGACGAATCCATTCAGCCAGGAGAAGGCCGCACAAAAGGC